TGTGGCCGAGTGGTTTAAGGCAACGGTCTTGAAAACCGTCGACTGTAACAGGTCCATGAGTTCGAATCCCATCGCCTCCGCCATCTTTATACGACAAAGCCCTGATTATTCAGGGCTTTGTCGTTTTTGGGGTTTGAGTGGTACCCCTTGTTTTTGGCATGCGTTACAAAACTATTTGGTAACTGTTACAAAACTTTCCAGCTTTCTCCCTCCTCCGGTGTCCTGCCGATCGTTAAACATCCTTCATGTAACGCGATGCTACGCTGCCCTCAAAACCGAGGAATGGCGATGCCACATTCAGACCTGCTCCCCTCCCTGCTGTACAAGATCAACGAAAACCAACTCGCCCTGGAGGCCGCCATCCTGGAGCTTTCCAATTGGGTTGAGGCCCGCGGCTCGGCTGACGTCGCAGACAACGTGCGCGGCGCCCTGGACACCATCGACAAGAACGAGGAGTTCATCTAGCTTACGCTCGCAGTGCTGATGACACCCGAATGACAGCAATCGATGCCACGCTAAGCCCCTAGCACCCCATGCTTGCAGGGGGCGCTAAAAAGCTATAAAAAACAGTTCTTTGGAACGGCGCCCACTGCAATCGATGCCGTACCGTGACTAACCGTGTTTCACGTTTCCCCGCAAAAGTCCCTACAGGCTTTCGACAGGAAAGCCCCTGCATTCCGGCGTCCTGCCGACCGAACACAATCATACCTCCCTGCAATACCAAGACTGCGCATACAGCACCCCATCGACCTCCTCCAGACCACTCAGCGTGAAACCGAGCGTTGCCATGCTGGTCAGGCGAGCATCGAGAAGTGGCCGAAGCGGTGGCGCATCACCCGGCCAGGCACCATGCCGCAGAGACGCGGTGCTGGACGTTCTTTTGAGGATGTCAGATGGCGCGCTGGAGAAAATGATATCGCCCTTAACTGGTTCCGCGCTGGCGATATCCCTTTTCGCTCTGGCGACACCGCGCTCTCTCATGGGCACAATCAGGAATTGCATTGCCTGCTCGATACTGGATAAAAAAACAGTATCAACAATCCACCTAGCGACTTTCAACGGCGCGCTGATCGGCGGTCAGCGGTTCAGCTCCCTGACATAAGCCTGACACGCAGCCAACGCAATCAATCCTTGGTCGCCGGCATCGGTGATGGCGACAATTCGTTGAGCATGCGCTGGGTCAAGTCTGGCGCGCGCTCTTCCATGAACCACGCTGCTGGTCTCGGTACCGGCTGGCATTGAGCAGCCACCGGCTGAATCCGTGGCGTCAAGAATGACTGACAACCGCAGGTCAGAAGTGGCAAGGCGATCGCGCAGGCGATCCTGATTCTTTTGAGCATCGCTGAGTTCCTTGTAGTGGGATTGCTCGCTGGCCGAAAGGTGCTGCTCCAGAGCCAAACGCTTGTCCTGCTCGGCCTGCTGGGCGGTAGCGGCGGCCACGGTGATCTGGTTAAGGGTTTCTGCATGCAGCCGAGCCTGCTCGGCCAACTGCATCCCGTAGCGCCAGTCCTGGAACTGCCAGGCGCACCAGACGCTGGCGAGAATCAAGACCACCGCACCCACGTCTTTCCACGGAACGGCTATCAAGCCAGCACCTTAAACACCTTGGCGTACAGCGCTTCACGATCCTGTGCGCCGTTCGGCACCCGCCCCCGACGACCTGTGTTGATGATGCTGCCGATATTTGCGTTGTCGCCGGCATCGGCCAGGGTGTTCAGACCGTGCGCGGCCCAAAACCAGGCCGCTGACATCGCGGCATGCTGCGGCAGTTCCAGCAACTCAGGCTGGTTGATGAGGTCGAGGCCCAACGCTTCGCCGCATTCGGCATAGTTCGCACGGCCAGTGACCTGAATTAGGCCGCGCCCGCAGTACTTTCGGCCGTCACCAGCCACAGTATTGCCCAGGTCTTTGCGTCCTTCATACCCGCGCTGGGCGGCGGTTGGCCCCCAGATCTCGCGCACGTACACCAACTGTCCGGATTCGTGGCCGATCTGGGCGATGAACGCGGCAACTCGCTTACTGCCGACGATCTGGTACCGCTGCATCGCTGTATTCAATGCAGGTGCAAAAACGCCGGCTTTGGCGCCGGCGTTTGGGAGGATCTGCAGCAGTTGCTGAGTAGTTATGGGCATTCGATTCTCCAATTGACTAGCCGTCCAGAACATAGATCTGGTGATAGTTATGATTTTTAGATAAAGTGATCGATTATTTTCAGCGGAAAAAATCACGGATCGCGGAATGAACAAAGAAGAAATCCAACGTTTTCCCAACCTTGATTTTTTAAGGATACTTCTAGCCACCGAAGTTGTTATAGCACATGTATTTATGCTGACAATTCCAACATATAACTTCTCAGCCCCTATTATGGCCGTGCCCGCTTTCTTAGCAGTAAGCGGCGTAGTTATTTTAAAAAGCTATGGCGAGTCACAATCCTTCAAAGACTTCGCCAAAAAGCGAGCAATGCGAATACTTCCAGCATTGATAACATCAATATTGTTAATTCTGTTTCTATTTGACTGGAGAGTGGCCGTAAATTCAACTACCACTTGGTTGACTGCCGGAATATACATCCCAAACGGATATACAAACCAAGCTTTGTGGTCGCTGGCGTGGGAGGAGCTTGCCTACATACTATTGGCGATTCTTTGGTCCTTAGGTGCTTATCGCAAGCCAGCAATTATCTGGGCAATGCTTTTAATTTCAATGGCATTATCTGAAATAACAACAAGAGCTCAACTTTCACCGTACACCCAAACGATACCATTGCTTGCTCAGGCTTTTTTCCTAGGAAACCTAGCCTACTTATACAGAAACAAAATGCATAAACTCGGAAATTTAGCTCCTTGGGTGGTTTTCACGGTTGTGATTCTTTGGCGCTTTCTGCCTCTTCCTGAAGGGTCTAAAACAGTAGCGCCGCATCTACTGCAAGTCTTTTCAGTAATTTGGGTCGGTATGACTGGTGTAAAACTCTTCAGACTAAAATTTCCAGACATAAGCTATGGCGCTTATATCTACCACATGCCTATTCTACTTTTTATCACTGAGAAATTAAGAATAACTGACACTGCAACAGTTTTTTGTTTGCTTTTTATAGCGCTGATACCAACTTGCTTGTGTAGCTGGTACTTAATTGAAAAGCCCGCAATCCGGCACGCGAGAAAAGCAACATCCGCCAGCATTACAAACACTGCCTTATCAAGCAGGATTTGGTAGCATTTCGCGAATCCATTCAGGGCGAGCATTATAATATGCTGCCCACGCCCCACCACGAATTGGCCTTGCCGTCGAACACGCGGTTGCGGATCGCCCAGGCCACGGCGATCTGGCCGGTTGTTCCTTCGCCGCGAGCCTCACCCCATAGCGTGTCGCGGTCTTTTTCACTTACTGGCATCAGTTTTCTCCTGGCAAAAAAATACCCGCTCGATGGCGAGTTCTTTGGGGTGACTACCTAAATCAGGTCGGTCTAAGCGCGGGCGACCGTTGTTTCGTCGTTGTAGAGCGCTGGCTGCTCTGGCCATGCCGGGGCCGTAGGCCAGATCGGCTGCCCCATGACTCGCCCGAGAAACACGCGGTACTTTTTCCACTCGGCCAGCATCGCTACACGGAGTGGTTTTTCTTCAACTTCTTCCGGTAGCGCGTAATCACCAGCAATGGCGTCACTGATCGCATCGACCCGGCCCTGCAGCGCAGTGATCTGGGCAGTCGCAAGGCGGGTTCGCGCATTGAGGTCGACCGTCGTTTCTCGAAGGAGCTCCTGCGCGGCGATCGCATCAATCAGGGACTGAGGGATCTCCTCGACGAGGCTTTCACCTTCGGCCAAGTCGGCATCGGTGAAATCATCACCCACCGCCCGCCAGCCGTAGCTTGTGATTGCGTAAGGCATCATCTGTCCATCCCATAGCCGGAAATATCGATTGAAAGCGACCCACCCGTTCCCGAATTGAAGTACCAGAGATTTCCGGAATCATCCAGGGTGGTGTCGCACGACACTTTACCGCCAGGCTCTGCCCCAACCAGGGTTACACTGAAGTTTCCGGGGGTAAGGCTCGCCACGGGAGTGCCGTTGTTGTTCATGTTCAGGCGAACGGTTTTCGTCACGTTGATCGGAACAATTGCCGAAGTTACGATAGTGGTTTGAGTTGTAGCCGCGCCGTTTGAAAGCACCCGGTATGGCGCTGCGATCAGGTTATCTCGGTAGTTGAGCATCCCATCGTTGCCCATGGTAAAGCCCAAAACCCCGCCGTTGGTTCCGGAACGAAAAGCCCCGATGAATCGGCGCGATGTGTCGCCAGTTTTCGTTCTGGCGGTGCCCATGTACGGCGCGGATGGTGCGGTCGTGACCAGTTCAACCGCGGCGACACCGGCATTCTCGTACAGGTATGCGTAGTGCCAAACGGACGCCGCCAGCGTTAAACCACTCAAAGTGATGTCAGAGGTCACTGTGACTCGACGGGAAAGACCAGGGATATAGGCGGTCCCAGTAGAAAAGGTCAAAGAGGTTGGTGCCGGCCTGGAGGGAATCAATCCAGATATCAAAGCAGTGTCGATGACAGTGTTGAGGCTCGAAATATCAGCCTTTGAAGCCTGAAGCTTACCGAAGGCTGCAAGTACCGTATCAGTCGCAACGACCGGCGTCTTCACGGTCAGGTCAAGACCGGTCAGGGTTGTGCCACGAACACCGGTGGCGGTCATGTATTTATTGGTCGCACCCTCCGGAAGCCCATCTGTATTCGTCAAGTTGAGGGCAGCGCGCACACCCGCCTGCGTTGCTGTTTCTCCCAGTATAGCCATCACCCCGCCGAATTGGTTGACCAGCGCCCGCAGTGCATCTGCCGAATCTTTGACATAGCCCTGCATCGGTGCCAGCGCGTAGGTGCCCGAGGCATTCGTCGCGCCTTGATACACAGGAGCGATCGATAGCGCGGTGTCACTGGCGATATTGGTCACTTCGTACCAGCCACCGTTAGGGCCGCGAAAAGCATCACCGACACGGGAGTTCGCAATAAATGCGGTACTGGCACCGATCACCGCATTGGAATTTTGGACGACAGAAACCGTCCCGGTTTTGTACCAGGGCATCGAGTATCTCCGGAAATTATTGAGGATCAGGCCAGCAATTTGGCGCAGAGAAAGGGCCGGTGGCCCTGGTCAGTCCAAGCCGTAAAGGCCAGGCTGTACATCATGATGCGGCCGCCAGCGTAATCGACCCCAAGGGCGCATCCGCCGCCGGTACCGTCGTTGTGGCAGTTCATCGTGAAAGGATTAAGGGACACGTACTCACCTACCCCGAGGCTCTTATTGATACCCCATAAGTACCTGCGCCCAACACTGAGCTGCTCAGTTCCGAGATACGTCCAGTTGCCGGCGGCGAACGTCACGACCACCGCCGGGGCGCCGCTGTCGTAAACAAGCGCGCCAGCCCCATCCCACAGCCGCATCCCATACGCAGCGGTACCCATCGAAGCCCAGGCCGCCACGAAATACTGTCCGCTGAGTGTTTCATTCACTCTTGAGGCGTTCATGGCAAAACCAGTCCAGTTACCCGGCCCTCCCGTGAACCACACTGAAATCGGAACCTGAATCGCGCCGCCCTGATCAGGACGAATAAACACCATTGGCGGGTCTTGGCTTGTCACCGCCCGGGCAAACGTTCCCGATGCAGTTGCAACGCCGGAATAGGTGCCTTTGGTAAGAAGGCAGAGTCTGGGCGCCTCCGAATCAATTTGAACAAACGAGTTGTCATTGATGCTCTGAAAGCCATAAGTCATGTCCCGTACCTGATTGCGTAGCCTTTGGCGACGATCCTTGTCTGAATTGTTGAAGCGCTGGCTGAAGGGTTCTTGGGCCGAACAACCACTTGCCCCTCCGCCGTCGTAACGTATGGATAGGACTTTGCGTTTCCTGACCCGTCTGTTTCCGATGACTGCACGTCCTGCACCCTCGTCGGAATGATCATGAACACGCAGTTAGCAGGGTTGAAACCCGGAATGTTGAGCGTGTAACTGGGTGTGCTGCCGCTGAAGTCGATCACGCCCTGCCACAACACTTGATAGGTGACGCTGTTGGTGTCCATGGCGAGCTGACCGCTCTCGTCAAAAACACGCAGGCCAAATAGAGCCATTGATTACCCCAAATAGCCGAGACGGACACGCAATACGTTGTTGGCGTCGTAGACCGAGACGTTCAGCGAATTGATCACCAGTCGCCCCTGTCCGGGGACAATGCCATTGATCTCAAGCGTTCCGTCTTTATTAAGAATCCAACCTTGCTGGCCGACGACGTAGTTGGTTGAGCTGATGTAGCTGCCGATCTTGGCGTTGGTGATCGTTCCGTCCGCGATAAACGCCGAGTTCATGAACACCTGGCCGCCCTGAACCGCAAACGGCACCGAGATGGCGCCGCCGGCAATCGTGTTGACGATGGCGAACCGGTCAGCACTCACCAGGAACTGGCTTTGGAGGCCGGCACCGGTGTTTTCAATGCCGAGCCCGATGCCCGCCGCGACGTACTTGCCGTCCTGCGTTACCTGCATCTTCACCGACCACATCGTCGACAGCTTGCCGCTGGTATCCGCATACGCGGTCGAGGTTTCCTGTATGGCGGCAGTGTTCTCGCCGACCTTCACGTTTACCTGGATTATCGCCTGAGCCGTGGCTTCCTTATCGGTTGCAACTGTCTGGCGAAGCTCTGTCACATTCGCTTCGTTCTCGCCGACCTTGGAATCAAGGGTGGTGAGCTTTTGTGCGCTGGCCAGGTTCTCGGAGGATCTGACTCGGTCTTCGTTGGCAATGGCTGATGTACTGCCCCACTCCTTTAGCGCACCATCCAGATCACCTTGCCCATCGTCGTCGCGCCAGGAAGCGCGCAGCGCCTGAAAGGCCGTTGCCTGCGCCGTAACCACGCCGTCGAGTTCAGTGATCTCGGCGGTATTGGTCGCCACCTGCTGGGCAAGCCCGTTGGCTGTCTGCACAGTCTGGCCAACGTCCAGCCAGTAGGCAGGGTTTGGCGGCGGCGTATCGACCGGTACCGGACCAGTCGCCTGATAGATGCGCTTGCCTTGTACCACCAGGTCGTACTCTTCGTAGGTCTCGTCCGGGTCGTAACCCTTCAACGCATCCAATGCGTCGATCTGCGCCTGTAGGCCGGGGATCTTGTCGATCTCGTCGAGAAGATCCTGGCCAAGCTCCGTGCGGCCGACCTCTCCGGCGATCATCTCCAGAATCGCTGCCGCGTCCGCGCTCGACTGCCCCTGCACGCCCATGCCAATCGGATACCAAGGACCGATATTGCCGATCTTGTCGACGATCCGCCCCCAGAAGTAGAACGTCACGCCAGCGCGCAGGCCGAGCATGGAGAAGTCACTCTGCGGATAGGCCAGATCGGTCAACTTGGTGGCAGCATCGAGCTGCGTCGTGGGTCCATACCAGATCTCTGTCCGCTGGCTGTCCTCGGCGCCAGCAGGGAAGCCCCATTTCAGATAGATGCCGAACAACAGTGGCGTAGCCGTGAGGTAGCTGAGCGCCGGCGGCAGGCCCTGCTTACCCTTCAGATTGGTCAGGATCGAGTTGCGCCAGATCGACGAGATATCGAAGGCACTTACCGCACGCACGCGGGCGACGTAGGCGCCGGCGTAGATGCCGACCACGTCCACGTTGGTCATGCCAGTGCGCTGCAGCTTGATCCAGTTGCCACTGTCCTTGCGCCATTCCACGTCATAGCCGACCGCGCCATCCACGACAGACCAGCTGATGGTCATGGTGGCCACGGCCAAGCCTTGCACCACCGACGACGTCGAGGTGAGGGACACGCTCGCCGGCGCCGGGACAACGGTGATCGGGATAACGCTGATCGGCCGTTCCTCCAGGCGCGCGCCGGTGTCGATGTAGGCGAACTTGCTTGGCTCGAACTGCAGCGCGCTGATTTCGAAGTCGCCTTCGGTAGTGCGCTTGGTACGCAGCACGCGGTACAGCGGGATTGCCAGGTCATCGGCGTCGAGCGCCCATTGCAGTTGCGCGATTGGCGGCTCGCTGTAGTTCGTGGTGACGGTCACCGCGCGGCCATTGACGCTCTGCACCGTGCGCCCTTCAGCGCGACCACCCGGCAGGTTGATGATCAAGCGGTCACCGGGTTTAGCCTGAGTGTCGCGGTCGAGCGTCAGCACGCGCCCCCCAACCGCAGAGATGCGCCCGCCCACCTCTCGACCCGCCAGCAGCGAATCCGCCACCGGGATGATATGGCCAGGGAGCGGAATCACACCCTCCATGCCAGTCTTGAACGACACAGTGCGGTCCTGGTTGTTGCTCAGGATCGCCCACTTACCGCGACGCTGGGCTTCGGACGCCCGGGTGCAGCCAATGGCGCTGAGCTCGGTCGGCCGGTCGCCGTAGCGGCGTTGCAGATCCAGATCGGCGAATGGAATGACATCGGTGTCGTAGTTGTTGGCCGGGTTGTCGTAGCTGACCAGGACGCGGGTGTAGCGGGTTTTCGCCGAGGCGCTGCCGTAGGAAAACTTCCCGTCGATGACGTTGGCCCGAGTGAACACATAGTCAAAGTCCTGCGCGCGCGGCATGTCGGCCTGCATCACCAGCTGACCCTGCGCCCAGTAGGTCATGCCCCGGTAGATGCCGGCGATATCGCGCAGCAGCGACCAGGCATCAGCCTTGCCCTGCAGGTTCATGTCACAGAGAAAGCGCGGCTCTTGGCTGCCAAGCCCGTTCGGCACCAACTGATCGCAGTACTGCGCGATCCGGTACAGCTCCCACTTGTCGACCATGTACGGTTTGATGCGCTTACCCAGGCCGAAGCGGTCCTCGGTGCATACGCCATAAGTGATCCAGGCTGGGTTATTGGTCCAGGCCTGCTTCACGCTGCCGTCCCACGTCCCGGTGTAGGTGCGTGCGATCGGGTCGTAGTTGCTCGGCACCTGCCAGCGGCGCGCCCGGCACTTCACGGTGACGGCCGGAATGTTGGTGAACTGCTCGGCGTCGAACTCGATGTAGAGCAGCGCGGTGTTCGGATAGCGCAACTTGGCGTCGATCACTTCAGTGAAGCCGGCAATCAGCATGGTGTCGGCGATCTTGTTGCTGTTCTGGTTCGGTGTCAGACGGCGCACGCGGATCTGCCAGCCAATGGTGGCGTCTGGCAGATCGATGCGGCGCGAGCGCTCGTAACGCGTGGTGGTCTTGCCGTCCACGGCATCCACTGCCACCTGCTGATAGGCGCCGCCGTCGGTGGCCACGTCGATAGCGTACTCGATGCGGTAACCGACGATGTTGCCCTCGTCGTCCTGGCGCTGGAGTGCTGGCCACGCGAAACGCACCCGCACGGCCGATAGCTGAATGTTGGTGATCGAGCGAACCCAAGGAGAGTCGCTGCGCAGTTCAACGTTCAGCGAGGTTTCGTTCTCAACCGAAGGGATACCAGGGATATAGGTCTGGTCCACGGAGCCCGGTCGCCAGTCCCACTTCACATTCGGGAAGTTGTAATTGCCGCTCGCGTCCCGGATCGGGGTGTTGTCGAGGTAGATGTCGTAATCGGTTGGGGTTTCGTCGAACTCGCCCTCACCCACGGCGATCAGCAACTTGGCCAGGTTGGTCGAGCGCAGGCTGTCGCTGGCCTCGGTCGGCGACTTCGGCTTGCTGCTGCCGCCCTTCTCGCCATGAATGTCGATCTGCTGTGCTGCGCCCATGCTTTCCTCCAGGCTAAAAAAAACCGCCTCTTGGGCGGCCTGCTTGCTGCGTCCTGATTACACTTTGTCTTCGGCGTAGATCGAGGCGGAAATGATCATGCCGCCCCACCGGCGTTCGCCGATGCAGATCGGTACCGGGTTGCCGCTCGCCGTGGTGTTCTTGGCGCTGCCGAAGGCGTATGACGGGGCGTTTTCGGGGGATGCGCTCTGCTTTAGGCCTGAGGCCTGGGGGCTGAGCATCTGGATGACGCCGCCGGCAACGAGAGCAATACCGACAGGCGCCAGGGCCTGGAAGCCGGGAATGAACGATGCAGCTATCAAAACGGCGCCGATGATCGTCTGAAGCAATCCGGCGCGCTTACTGCCGGAGATCACAGGAACAATGCGAACTTCTTGAGCACCGCCGAGTGAGAAATCCTTCTCGGACACGTTCCTGCGATTGCGGAAGATCGCAAACCGCATGCCTCGGCGCTCGAGTTCCTTGATTGCCGCTTCGAACCCATCGAGCGTGCATTTAAGCGCCTTGAAGGCCTCGCCTACCGACTTGCTGCCAAGTTCCCGTCGGTGGACCCTGCCGAACATCTTGATCAGGGGACCAGACAGTAAGATGGTCGTCATTGATTGGTGCGGGCTTGTGATTGCTGACACAGTTTTCTCCAGTCATAAAAAAACCGCCCGTAGGCGGCTTGTTGGATTGTGCTCACAGACAGCTTTTAACCGCCTGCTCTATTTCGCTTCGCCCATAACCGGGGGCCCACGCCATGCGCTGGTATAGCGCGACGGCACTACCCTTTGGCGTTTTGTGAATATTCAACAGCTCGTCGGTCAAGTTGTTGCTCGCCGCAATCAGCCGATATCCATGCTCTGTCTCTGACATAGACACGTCGCTACGGGCGTTCTGCCATTTGGGGAAAACACAAAGGGCATAACGCTTTGGATCTTTTGAGGTGTTGGCCGAAATACTTGGATCCTTCGACTCCAAGTCGCCAGGCGATACGCACCCCGCCAGCACAGCAACAGCTAACGCTCCTATTAAAACCCGCATGATTCTTCCTCGTCCTGAAAATGGGCGACTATAGCAGTCGTCTCATTTACTGAGCAGCAGGCACCCATTGCATCAGCGTTGATCGATCTCAATCTTCTGTGTTGGATCGGGGCTGTACTTTTGACGCTTCAACTGCGGATCACCCGCAGCCATGCAGAAGAAGTAGATCTCGGCCTCGCCACAGCCACCGTGCAAAGCACATTCACTCGCTTGCATGTGATCGAGAAGAATCTCCCGGCCCTGAGACTCACAAAATGTGTTTGCCTCCTTCAGGGCCTGCCCTTTCGCGGATGCAGGGCCGCCAAAAGGAACGCGCGTAGAAATCGTGTAGGTGTCCGGTCCAACTTTTATTGGGCCACTGTCTGTGCAGCCAGCCAGCAACGCTACCGCCAATGTTCCTACGATCAATCTCATGCAGGTCACTCCTGTGGAAGGCGGGCAATGTAGCACTGGGCGCCAGAAACGAAAAAGCCCAGCGGAAGCTGGGCTTTTTCGTTAATGACACACTCGTCTTAGGCAGAAGCCTTCTCGGTTTTTCGCGCCATCTTGATAGCTTCCGCCTTATCCAGCACGTCACGCTGAGAGGCGATCGCTTTAGACATCGCCACTGTAAATACGTCCCGCTTGGTCTCGGGGGAAGCCTTGCAGAAAAATTCAGCCAAAGGACTGGATTTTCCGGTCTTAGCTGCACTCATTCTTCTCTGCCTCGGTTAGGAGCTCGATAAGCTCAAGATAATCATAGGTCTCAGGTATCAGGTCGTCAATCTGGGCAGCGGTCACATCGCCTTCGTACGCTCCATCAGTCCCATCAGTATTCTTGATCAGTAAATTCACCATCAGATTCTCCCCATAGGATCGCCTGATGTCGGCAATGTTCCTTCTGGCGGCCAGATACTGTCTGACGAACTCTTCCATGGGAATATTCCGCCCTTCGGTTATTTCTCTAGCTCTAACGAATTGCCAAGCCAACTCCGGCCTTTGATAGACATACATAATTTGGGCGAACCACCGATTTCCCAAAACCCTATCAATATTGCGCCTTGCGACGCTTATGTTGGCCAATGTTCCATCAAGAATGAACGAAATGCGCTTTTCGAAGGCTCGATCCAAGACTTTTTCGAGGATTTTTGTAACCGCCCGCTGGAATAAAAAAGAGTTACTACCTGTGTAACCCGGAATAAGACACCTAAAGTCATCAGGATCAATGCGGAGAACCCGTTGAGCCTGAACCTCATCCCCACCCTCTTCAATTATTTCTACGAGAGCTTTAGAAATCTCAGTTTTTCCAGCGCCGGGCGAACCCGCCATAAAAACCGTTATGGGATAGTCTTCAGGCGCAAAGATACTGGTGTCGGCAATTTCTCTGGCAAGAGCCGCTCTATAGACCCGAGCGAACTCAAAGGCTGCCTCTTCAATGGCTTTTTCTTCTGGTGTCATTTGAAGCTCACGAAGCTCACCGTACGTTTGACTCACGCTAACATCTAGAGCAGGTTTCCACCACCGCTCCTGTACGAATCCCCAGTACCGCACAGCCTCCACCGAGTAGTAGCCTCCTGCCTCCATGCAATGGATACCCCCAGTCCTTTGCCTGCAAGCCCAAGGACTGGGATTGCGCCAATTTCGGCGCGCTTATGACCTGGAGGTCAATGTGGTAGTGAGTCAGGCAGTAAAAGCCGAAATGAAAAAGGATGACGACTCTACAAGCTATAAGACCTGGCCGTTCCAGTCGGCAGACGTCTCCGTAAATGGTGATCGCAATAACGGCGGGATCAATCTGATAGAGAACCCGGAGCTGATTGACGTAATTCATGAGGCCACGGCAGAAAACGGCTTGAGAGAATTGCTGATCTCGATGAATTCCCCTAACCGGGTGTTTATGACGTTGGGTTGCCTTACAGGGGAAGTCGACGGGGCTTACTACTCCTACGTCGAGTTCACTCCTCGTGACCAGGATCTTGCCCAGAACGAAGAGGCGATCAAAGGCATTTATCGTTTGTGGCTGGAATGGTCGAACGAGAATTGCTCTGCATATCCCGGCCTTGCCGATGCACTTCATCAAAATGTGAAATGGGAGTATCGAGAATTTTCGCTCCGTGGAAGCGATCCGCAATATCTGATAACGATATTTCCCCGCGCTCGCTCCGCGCAGGATCATGGCTCTCTTCTTTCATGGGTGCACAATTTCCTTTGCAGTGTTGATCTCACCAGCCTTCCACGCGCTGTGCTGTAGACAAGCTTTGGGCATCCTTGTGCCTGAGAATCAGGCGTGTCCGATCGAGCCAGGGACCGCCGAAAACGATGATCTCGCTAGGCCTACCGTACAGATGATGCAGCAGGAAAGGCCCGGGGCCGAAGGTCGCTGCGTCTTTGCCAGGCAGTGACGGATCGGCGCCGAGGAATATTCCCGCATGATTCGGGTAAACCGTCCAGCCTACCTCCATCACGATCATGTCACCGCGCTGAGGCTGGTCGACCCGGTAGAAGCCGGCAGCCTCGTAGTTCGCTTCGTACAAGCTGGTGTTGTCCTTGTTCTCCCACCAGCCATCGGCGCGCTTGAAGGCTTCGAACTCCAACCCCCACTCGCGCTTGTACCAGTCGGCGCAGACCTGCCAGCAATCCCAGGCACCGTGCACGAACGGCCGCTTGAGCAGCGGAGTCTCGCCGGAAGGCATGACCGTGCGCAAGTCACCTTCAGGCCAGCTGATAATATGCCACGGCATCGCGGTCGCTTCGCACATGGCCAGGTCCCGCGGTGAAGGTCGGCTGGTGGCGTCCGGGTGCGAATGAACGATGCCGATCACTTCTCCGATGTCTTCGGCCGCAGCATAGTCCTCCGGGTCAATTCGGAACTCCTCGTTCGGCTCAGATGCGATGTTTCGGCACGGGTAATACTGCTGTTTACGCCCAATGCTCAGCAGCAGGCCGCAGCACTCTTTCGGGTACTCGGCGGCCGCGTGAGCCTGGATCGCGCTCAAGATGTGCTTACGCATGGTCAGCTCCGGGCAATGAGAGAAACTGCGGGAAATCCACCGAACGGGTAGGCATTGCCCTCGCCGAAACGCGGGATACACCCACGGCCCAGTGTGGCGTCGCATTCATCCAGCTCCGGGTTGTCGGTTGGCACGCCGTCCTTCGTGACGTAGCCGCCGGTGTAGCCACAGTTCGGCCCCCGGTAGCCGCCGGTGAGACACCAGTGGCACAGCGTCGTAGCCTGCCGGCCGATGGATTCGCCACCGACATCGCCCGGGCTGGCAAGCTCCCAGCTGACCGTCTCCCCATCCTCATTCGTCTTCTGGTCGATGTACCAGACCTCGATCGTCTCTTGGGTTGGGTCCGCTGTCGGATTGCCTGCCGGAAAGTTCTGAGCATCGAGGTACGTGCCCAGCGTGTGTCGCATGGTCAGCTTGAACTCGAGCAGATCGTCGAACGCTAAACAAAGCGCGGTGATGCGCCCATTGACGTTGCCGACCGACAGCGTTGGTCGAACTGCCGTGCCGTCACCGTTTGCCTCAATGCCCTCGATCTGCATTGGCCAGGCGCCGTACTCGTTGCCCTGCCACCAAATCGCTTTCGCCGGCAATTGGTCGGCATCGGCGCCGGCGGCGATAAGCTCCGCGGGCGAATGAGGGATCGCATGCCCGTGGAAGCGCAGCACGTCCGCACCGTAGTCCGTACCGTCCAACTCAAACAGCAGCACTTCGCTGCCAGGCTCAAGAACCTGGATATCACTGATCAGCGGCATGGTTGCCCCTTATGGTTGGAAGGCACGGTCAAAAGTTGCCGTGAGTTTGAAAACGCCGCCGCCCACCGGAGTGGGTACGGGATTCTTGCAGGTGAACAGGCCGAGCTGGCCAAGCGGCGTGGTCCAGAGGAATGCCTTTGCCCCGGCGTGCCGGTCGAGAAACGCCATGATCTCTAGCACCTTGGCTCTTTGTCCGGTGTAGGTGATCGGATAGGAGTCCTCTTTGTTGTTCGGGCCGTCGCCAGCGGTCTGCTTGTAGCCGTTACCGAACTGCGAGGTGCGCACCCGATAGGTAATTTCAGGTGCGTCACCGTGCTGAGTTGGCCAAGTGAATGTCTCAATCGCCATCAGGCTCTCCCGTTAACGTTGCGGAAACTCACGCCGCCAGCACGCCACGACTCGGCCACGGCTCTCTCTGCTGCGGCCTTCATCTGCGTCTGGAGGTTTTGCGAAAGCGCCTGTTGGTCAAGCTGCATCCTTTCAGAGCTGCGATCCGGAATCGCCACGGTGACCGGTGCGTTGATGCTGATGGTCGATCCACTGCTACCACCGCTCAAAGCTCGCACGCCAAGCTGACCACCGGCCGTTCGGGTCAGCGGCATGATCGCCTCTTCTCCCGCCTCCCCCATGATTCCGATATCGCCACCGGCCATGCCGAAGGCTGTTGGCTTGCTCACAACGCTATTGGTGAAAGCTGCACCGTTGGCAAACAACTGCACACCCGACGACCAGGCGCCACCATCAGCCTGAATGCTGCCCGGTGTGAAGCCAGATAGGTCGCCGCTGTAACCTGCCTGAGTCGATCCTGCTGACGCTGCTGATCCCGCACCGCCGGCAAAGTAACTCGCACCTGCGCCGATGAGACTGCCCAGCAGCGCGGAACTGGCTTGCCGAGTAGCAATGCGCGCCATGTCCGCCAAGATCGATTTCGTAAAGTCAGTGAACGACAACTTCCCAGTCATAGCGAAGTTGACGACTGCGTCCTCCATCGAAGTGAAGGCGTTGGTGAACAGACTCTTCGTCTGCCCGGCCACATCACGCGCCGACTCTAGGTAGTTCTGCCACGCCGACGATGCGCCGGCGCTCCAGTCGCCTTGGGCGGCGGTCATCTCGTCATAGTTGGATTGAACGGTGTCGTGGAGATCCTGCTGCGTGGCTTTCAGCGCGGCCAGCTTCTGGGTGTACTCGTCGAGGCTCATGCCGCGCGAGCCGTCGCCGTACTGGTTGGCCAACTCCAAGCTTTGTTGGTTGAAGCGATCGTCGATGCCGTTCTGCTGATCCGTCAGCCCGCGCTGTCGATCTCCCTTCCCCAATCCTGAAGCCGCACGCAACCCCTGCTGTCGAAGCGACTCGACCTGTTGCTGTAAGGCGTCGATATACGTTTTGACGGCCAGAGTCTGCTTGCGCAGGCGACCGTCTTCGTTGGTGGCAATGATCGAAAGCTGGCTGTCCGTTTCCTGCTGCGCCTTGACCATCGCACTGCGTGCATCCGAGATCTTTTGATCGATCTGGATGATTTGCGCAGCAGTCGTTCCCTTTTTGGCCTTGGCTGCTTCCAGAGCCGCGATCTCCGCCTCATATCCCTGGGCTACTTCGACGGCTTCCTGCTTCAGCAGGCTGACACGTTGCTCCGTGTAGCTGGCCTGCGAGATAACACCGGCCCGCTGAGATGCTTCGAGTTCCTTGTCGGCGTTTTTGTAGTAGGCCAGAGTTTCGGCGAGTACGTTTTTTGCGTTGTTGAAGCCCGTCAGGTCGACGCTACCTGCTGCGCCCTTCGGATCTTTGAACTTGTCGTTAAGATTCGCCATGTTCTTGGCGACCGCGGCCGGGTCAAGTCGCGCATCGTTCGGGCTGGTCTTGCGGATGTCGTCGAGTTGCTTCTTGTATTCCTTGATCGCCTCGGCGCGCTTCTGCTCATTGGTCAGTGAGGACTTTGTCAGGGCATCGACTTTGACCATCGCGGACACAGCATCTTGCTGAGCCTTCGCCTGTTCGCCTTCGTATTTGGCTATATCGGCCGCTGCAGCCTTCTGGTCCTCCAACATGTTCAATTGATTGCTGTAGAGCTCAACCATCTCTTTCCGATTTTGGAAGACGCCCACATTGCCCGATTGCGCCTGCTCCAGATTCCGCCGGGCCTGCTCAATGTCGGCATCGATGTCGGGCCGCCCCAGATTCTTCAGGTTGTCCGCCGCTCGCGTGACAGCGTTGTAGCCTTTCTCCCAGAAGCTCAAGTTTTCGAGGATCCTCGGGGTGCGCTCGTTGATCGCATCCGCGTACTGTTCGGTTGCCAGCTTCACGGCACCGGCATGGTCGCCCTGCTCTTCCAGAGCGGCGATCTGCGAATAAACCGAGGCGGTCAGGTAGTGGTATTGCTCATTCAGCGCAGCTGACGCCTTGACCGGCTCGTCTGCGATCTTTTCGAACTCAGCAACCGTCTCTTTTATGGCTTTGCCGGTTGCTTCCTTCATGGACACGGCAGCCCGGGCAATGCCGCCGAAGCTCTCGCCAGCGATTTTTCCGTTGCCGGCCAGCAGCGCCAGCACTTCGGCAGCCTGGCCAGTCGTGCCAACGGTCGCGCTGACCTGCCGTGCCATTTCGCCAAGTTGGCTGGCGGTCATGCCCGAGGCGTTACCGGTGAGTACCAGGCCTTTGGTATAGGCGTCCTGCTCTTCGCTGCCCTTGTAGTAAGCAACGGCCAGCCCACCAACGGCAGCAGTAGCCAAGGCAATTGGCGCCAGAATGGCAAGCAGGCCAGCAGCCGATGCACCCGCACCAGCGCCCAACTGAGCGACAGCACGAACACCACTACCCCAATCGCCAGAAGACAGCGCATTGCCGAGCTGCACGACGTTTTCCTGAGCCTGACGGGTGCCGAGCTTCAGCTTGTCGAAACCGGTGGCAGTTTTTTCCAGTGATGCGTAGTTGCCGTTCAGCTTGCCCAGCGCCGAGTTGTACTGGTCCTGACTGATGCGGCCGGCATCGAGATGCTTGCCCAGCTGCTCAACCTGATTATCGAGCTTGGCCATGGCCGCACGGGCTGGGTCGATCGCGCCGAGCAGGCTGTTCAGCGCCTTCTGTTCATCCAGCGTGGACTTGGCCAGCGCCGCCTGCTGCTTGTCGAGCTGTGCGGTGATCTTGGTGAACTCGGCCTCGCCATAGGCACCGGTCTTAGTGAGTTTCGCCAGATTTTCGCGCTGCTTTGCCAATTCCTGCGTGGTGGTCGCGCCCTTCGACAACGACTTCTCCAGCGCTTCCATCTCTTTCATCAAGTCGACGGCGGACTGCTCCGCTCGATCGCCGGCCTTGGTCATCTTGTCGAGTTCGACAGTGGCCCGGGCGGTGTCAGCTGAGTCAATCTTGATGCCCAGTTCTGCGATGTTCATCGACTCACCTTGAATAAGTGCCCGTCTTCACGGGCTGTTGTCGCGGGCTTCAGCCATGACGGCGATGGCTTCCGATTCCATCACGCGAATGTCCTGAAACACGCTGGGTCGATCCTTCGAGGGAACACCAACGAGCCTCATGACATTGGGCAGAACGCCGTAATCGAGCCCGGTTGCGCCGCATGCGCCTGTGCGCCACTGAGTCCCCATCGAATCCATGACGAGGAACGACTTCCAGTTGTCCGGCCAGACCTCGACAGTTTCGTCGTAGTCCTCTGGTGAAAAGCCGAACAGAGCCATTTGCTCGGCGGATCCGTCAGACTCATAGAGCGCACGAGCAGCGGCGATTAGTTTCCCAAACGAGCCTTGCTGAAGGCTTCGCTGTAGGCCTTCACGACAGCATCCGAGACGCCGATGCAGCTCTTCACCAAAGCGGTGATCGACTCGTCGTTGAGCTTGTCATTGAAGCCCCATGCCACGACCAGGTCCTTGATCTGCTCGACACCCTGCTCCACTTCCGCTGCGGTGACTTCGGTGAGAGTTGGCTGGGTATCTTTGAAGCGCTCACCCAAGGCTTCGGCTTTCTCCTTCCAGGCGTCGAACAATTCGGCCAGGGCTGTGCGGTCGCGATACTTGAAGGTGAACGGAACCATTGCGGGTTTGCCGCCCACCTGAGGGATGGCCACATCGACGGTGAACGTCGGCTTCGGCGCGATGGAAAACTTTGCCATGGGAACCCCTTAGGCGTTGTAGCGAGTTGGGCGGGAGGCGAACGACAGAGTGATGGTCCGCGTCATGATGTTGTTGCGGCTCAGTGTCGGGGTCGCAGTGATCGACACATACGCGTAGTAGTAGATGGTCGCGCCGCCAGGAAGGTTTGCGCGAACCAATCGCGGCTCCTTGTCTTCATCGGCGGCTTCCACAACTGCGACGTATGCCTGAGCAGGGTCATCCGCTACTGGCAGCGTCATGCTGCTGGCCGACTTGGTGGTCGGCAGTTGGCGATCATCGTCGTCTTCGAGGAAGCCGTAAGTCAGAAATTGCTGCTCACCGCCGTTGGCAGTCGGCTCGGTGATCTGAGAAATTTGGGTCCAGCCGGACGCAGCACGAACCGATCCCGCACCGGAGCCTGCCGGATAGTTTTTGACGCTGGTGGTATCCACGCCCTCGGCCGAGAAGTCGCCCACATCGGAATCAATCACTCGCGCAGGACGGCCGTTCAGCTTCGCCCACGCCGAATCAATGACGATCACGTCGCCATTGGCCAGGCCGTGCGCGGCAGCGGTCAGCACTGCGGGCTTGGCGTTGGAGATGGCAGTGAACGCTTTCGCCGTGCTCAGGGTGGCAGCGATCTCGAACGTGGTGCCGTTGGGAATTTTGACGCTCATGGGTTTTCCTCTTTGCAGAAATGACAAAACCCGCGCAGTGGCGGGTTCTGGGTTGCCCAATGGGCGGATTAGTTTGTGTCGGCTCGGTATTGAAAAGAGACCGGTACAGTGAAGGTCGTGTCGTCTGGAATTCCAGGGCCGGGGTCGACTGGTGTCATGGTGACTACGGTCAGCGCGCCTTTCGTGTTTCGCTCATACAGCGGGAACAAGGCGGCGATCTGATCAGCCAGTGCACCGGCTGCGCCGCGGTACTTCCCCGATGGCGTCACGATGCTGACCTGAAACACACCGGAGTACAGCTTGTGATCACCGCCAAGCGTGTTGCTCGCGGTGTCCGCCGGTAGCGTGAACGCTTTCAGGTAAGTGGCGCCGTCAACTGGCGTGTAGGCCTCGTTCTCGACGACGACTTTCAGCGGTACCGGCAATGCTTTCGCCCAGTTGATCAGCTTGGCCTCGTAGATTGAGGCAATGATGTTGTGGCTCATACCTGGTTGTTCCTGATGGCCTCCTGCACGATCTGCTGGAAGCGGGCCACGGTGATGCGGACCATGCCGCTGGGGGCTTGGGTTGAATGCCCGAACTCGAGCGGGATGGCGTACGGCAGGTTGTTGATGAGATAAGCAGTCTGTCCGGCGGTGAAGTCGCTGACAGCCGAAACCAATGCAGCAATTGTTGCTTGCCCGCCTGGATCAACCTCGTCAAAGGTCACGTTCTCCACTACATCGATCGAAAGATGCCAATTCGCCCGGAACCGCCCGCCGACATAGCCCTGAGGGGCAACGATGTCCATGCCATCGTTCAGTTTGCGCCCAGGCTTCAGCCGCCCCGCCTTTGTCAGGTTGGCCGGATCGCTGCGCAGGCTGCTGTTGTGGTCGTCCACGGCCTTGTTGTACTGGCGAGCTACGGTGTTCTGCGCCCATATCTCGGGATTCCCCACCGGCGACATGCGGATGACGCTGCTGCCGACCTCGATGATGATCTCGCGCAGACTTGCGTCGATGGCTTCCGTCGCTTGGGCTGCAAACTCGGCAAGGCTCAAGGCGAAGCTGCCGGACTGGCCGGCACCGGCGCGACTCATGACCGCACCTGCAGCTCGTACAGAATCGGCGCGCCGGCGGGGTTAATCTCTTTCAGCGGTGGAACGATTGACCAGGTGCGCCCTTGGACAATGACCTTGTTCAACAGGTCCGGCACCCACTCAAGCCCCTGCGCGGCGATCTTGAGCTTCTTGTCGCCCTGCTTGATGAGGCTGTTGTTCTGGAATTCTTGACCGGTGAAGTCGAGCAGGATGCCTTGAGCGGTCTGCTCAATGACGGTGCTGGTCGGTGCCGTTCCGGTGTCCGGATCGTACTCGCCGACAGTAATCGCCCGGATGGTCACGGGCTGGCCGAACTCTGTGATCATCTCCAGAGCCATCACGGCCATTTCGTCGTAAAAGGCCATGAACACCTCATAAAAAAAGCCCGCATAAGGCGGGCTTCATTGGTGGAAAACTTACGCGCTAGCGAGTGTCACCTTAGCGAACCCACGCTTTTTCAGCTCTTCAATGATTTCCTCGACAGAGGCTTCGCCGAGGGCAATCTCAGTGAAGTCGTCTTGGATGATTGCCTCGAGCTCACTTTCATTTACCTGAGGGAAAAGGGCTTTATTCAGTTTCGCCCAAGTGCTCATCTCAGGACTATGCATCCCACGCTCGTAACGACCAGCCATCACGTTTGAGATGTCGGCGGCGATGGATAGCTCTGCTTGGGTCATGCCAGCTGCTTTGCGAGCATTACGAAGTGCTTCAGGAAAGGTCTTGTGCTTAGGATTAGGTAGCATGGATGATTCCTCGTTGGTTTGTGCGAGCATAATGCATCACCAATGAGTAGCATACAAGTATTATTTGTATCATTTGAGAATCTTTTTAGATCACGCCCTGGTCGCAAACAGACCGCGCTTCTGCAAGTAATCCGCAAACTGCGTAGCGCTCGGTCTATCCGGCGCTGCCGGCAACAGTCGTCCGCTGGTGTTGGAAATCGTCGCGTACTCGCGGGTTACCGCACCTTCAACCCGTTCCAGCGTCACAGCGCCTTTGCGTTTGTCGATCGGGTCGATGTCGTCGGCATGGATCTCGGCAGCCAAGGCCATCTGACCGTATTGGATACGCGCAGGGAGGTAGTTGTCGGGCTTGATCTGGTAGTCCAGTTCAACGCCCCTGCGCGGCCAGGCCAATGCCTGATCGCTATCCGTCTTGCGCCCCTTCCAAGTCATGCCATCCATCGCCAAGGCGGACCGACGAAGCAGTGCTTCTTGCGCGGGCTCGTCCGCAGGAATGGTCACCCCGAACTTTACGGCGTACATAACCAGATCTGCGGCGCTCGCGTAGCTTTCGGCGTCCGGCTTGCCGGTGCCGTCCTCGATGATGAGTGTCATGGATCAACTCGCTGGATTGAGTTTTGAATGATTGGCCGCCGGGTTACCGGCAGCCAGCAGTATCACGCCTTGGGCAGGTCGGCGACGAGCTTTTCCAAGGATTCTTTCGACGCATTCGCGCGGTACGAAACGCCTGCCAAATCGAGTGCAGCTTTCAGGGCTTCGACTTCCTTCCCTTCGCCAGCCTTCAGCTCTGCAAGCTCGTTGAGCAGCTTCTCGTTTTCCGCTGCAAGATCGTCACGCACACCGGCCAGATCGAGCATCTGAAGGCGGATGCTGTCGAGCGCGTGAAATAGGCGTATTGCGAGCTCACCGGCTTCCGGCTTTTCAATCTCACCGGCATCGAGCCCATCGATTACAGCTCGGACCATATCGCTTTCGATGCGCAGCTTGCCGATCAGCTCTTGCAGTTCAGCCTTGTTATCAGCGGTATCCACAACTAGCACTTGACGCAGCTCAGCTTCCTTCAGCGTCACTTCGACACCGACATTCTCGTAGGCTTCAACCACACTCGCCCAATCGCCAACCACAACAACACCAGTTACGCCCGCTTCTGGTCGGTCGAAGTGCTCCGGATTGCGATAGCGCTTATCTGGGTCAAAGCCAGAGCTTTGAGTGGAATAAATGAGTTCCATGGATCTCTCCGCAGCGGCCATTGCTGACCGCTGTCATGGGTGGGCCTTAAGGCGTGGTCGTCAGGGTAATCATCACGCCGGCAGTGACCTTGTCGCTGTCGGAGTGCTTGACCCAGTTCGCCGCTGAACCTACGGCTGCCAAGGTTGGGTTCGCGCCGCCGACGGCGTCCTTCCAGCTGTAACCCAGCACGTCAATATTGACAGTGCCTTCGGCGCGGTAGCCGATACCGAGGTTTTCCTCGTCGTCCACGTTGTACGAGCGGAAGCCTGGGGCCTGCGATTCGGTGATCACCACGGCATTCGGCAGCAGGCCGAAGATCACGTCTGCCGGAGCGGTATCGGTTACCAGTACTGGTTTGCCCAGGGTGCCCGGGAGGCCGCCGTAAATCACGACGCCGGCTTCTTCGTAGACCTTGTTGGCAATGGCCTCGTCGACGATGTCGAAGTAAGCGCTGGAGTGCATGACCCACAGCGCAATGCGGCCGAACTTGTCACCGAACTTGCGCATGCCGCGGGTCAGGGTTTTCTTGCCGTCGGTTTCGATATTGGCGGTGACCTCCATGCCGGCGTTGGAGCTGATCGCAGCACGCAGCGCCGCAGTGGCGTATTGAATGAAGCCTTCCAGGGTAGCGTCGGCCACGTCGGCGCCAATGATCTGGGAGAACTCATCAACCGGACGACCGCGGCGCTTGAACGCTTCTTCGGTGGTTTGGTACGGGCCGTACTTCCACGGTGCTTTGACGCCGACAGCCTCGCCGGCACCGATCTTCTTCGCGGTCACCTTGCCAACAGAGTTGACGTCGCGATGCTCCAGCGAGCCGCCGATCTTGTAGAACGAACGCTTGCGGAAGTCGCCTTCGATCAGTTCGTTGTCGAGAACGATCGCGCCGTTGGACGAAGCGTTGAACACATCGAGGTTGTCCTGGACGTGCTCCAGGTATGCGGTTTGCGCTTCATCGTTGTAGATGATCAGGTCGCTGTTAACGGTTGTAGCCATGGGTGAATCCCCTTACTTTGGCAATGCGAGGTATGCGGTTTGGCCGTGCTTGCGCTGGAAATCGCGCTTTTGCTCGGAGGTCATTTCGGAGCGTTTGAATGCAGCCTGGCCGCCACCCCCGCCCGGGGCTTGTGTCCCTGAAGCCCTTGGCCACAGGTGAGGTGCGCTTTCGCGCAGTGATTCCGCCCATTCGAGCGGAGTCAGAGGGGTCTTGCCGTCTTTGCCAAGGATGGTCTGGCCAGACTCATCGACGGCAACCGCTTCCCCCTCGTCATTCAGTGAGAACACGCCCTTGGCGCGCAGGATGATGTCGTCGGTTGCTTCCGGCAGCGCGCCGGCTTTCAGTGCTGCACCGCGCACTGAGTCGCCTAGGACCTTGCCCTGGAACTTGGCGGCAAACGCCTCAGCCTTCTCGGCGCGACCAGTTACGGTCTTCAGCTGCTTGTCGTAGTCGCCACGCAGACGCTCAGTGCGCCGGTTGAAGACTTCGTCCACCTTGCCCTCTGTCAGCAGCTTGGTTTCTTCGTCTTGCCCTGCCTTGGTAAGCAGGCCGCGCACCGCGTCGATGTCCAAGCCTTCAAACTGACCTTTCAGCTTGTCCAGCTCGCTTTTGACGGTCTTGTTGGAGCCGATGAGCTCCTGATTTTTGGACTTGAGGCCGGTCACCTCGCTATCCAGATACTTTTGCACCTCGCCGCCCAGAGCGGTTTTCAGCGCAGAAACCTGTGTTTCGTCGAGGTTAAGGCCATGAGCGGCCGGGTCAAAGTCGAAAGGCATGATGGTATCCCCTGGGGATTGATTGGCCCGCCTGGCGGGCAGAAAAAAGCCCCACAGAGGCAGGGCTAGTAAACCGTGGCTGCGTCAGCCGGCGTTGGTTGAATAGGAGCGAATAGTGGCAAAATGCCGACGTTATTAAACGAACGGGTTATGAAATGAACTTCGAAACGATCAAAGCTTTCGCGCGAAAGGGATACGTCCAAGCTGGACTAGTCATTACTCTGCTCTCAGGTCTCGCGTCGATATACGCCGTGCTTCATGAATCAGGTCCTAAGTACAACCCAGCCTTTCTCGGACGCTGGGAAAGCAGCTACCAACATCCAGTTCCGGGCGGGACTGTCGCCTTCAACGGCATCACTGAATACTTCCGTAACGGGAGATACAACGTGAACGGAACCCTCAAATTCTCAGGCGGCGCTGCCGACAAGCCGTTTTCTGCTGTGGTCCTCGCAAAAGGCTCAGGCACCTGGACGGCTGACGACGAGTTCCTGACCTTTACATTGACAGGCTTACGCACTGAGCCATCGAGCTTTAAAAGCGGCGAGCTAGAGATGCCGATTCCACTTCTGGAGAAGCTGAGCGGATATTCACTCCCTGACATGAATAAGCAATATGTTCCTGGTAGTTCAGATGAGTACAAGATCGTGTCCCTAGAGCACCAACGGATCGAGCTCCAAGGAAAGGACCCATTCGACAATCCATTTACAGTGGTCAGCTCTAGACCTCAGTGAGCCACGCCGGCAGGCTAGAAAATGCCTGCTTGCTCAAAAGCCAGTGGCTCCAAGGTCTTCATCTGTACCAAGGTCAATGGCGCGAAGTTGCGATCAAGCTGCAGCTCGGCGAAGCGCTCGACGCTCAGACCGCCCTCACGGAACAACTTCGCCCGTACCGGCCCGATCGCCACGTCCTGGAACGAAACCGGTTGCTGCTGAAGCCAGTGGTAATAGTCGAGGCTTGCGCTGACCTGGCCGGCGCCCTCCGCACCGATCGACGCCCGCGTAGCCCCCCTGGCGAACATCTCGCTGAGCTTAGTCAGCAGAATGAACGTGGTGCGGCAGTTCGGGTGGAACGGCGGCCTTGGCCCAGAGGTTACAGGGAAGCGCCGCTTATCCATCGAGCGACATTGCTGGCTGGTCTTACTGTCCAGCGTGGCAACCATTTCGACCTCGGACACGATGTCCGTATTGGCCTTGGCCACCTCCATGCGTGCCTGTGATGACACATGCTGAATCGCGGTATGCACGACCGTGCTCGCGTTGCGACTGGTCGTTGCCAGGACGCCGTCTTTGTACCCCGCCGCTTTCGTGCCGCGAATGTTGCGGATGATCTGAAAGTTCGTTTGACCTTCGAAGAAACCCTGCCGAATCGTGCCGGTGACGCGCTCTCGTTCGGCAGTGGTCCACCCCTTGATGAACGACTTCAGAAGCTTCCCGCTGCCGGTACCGCGCACGCTGAGTGGATTGGTCAGCACCGCCGTGCGGATCGCCGCAGCCGTCGGTGCTACCACGTCGAGAGACACGCCAACTGGCGCCGACCTGGCCAAGCTCGTAGCCTCGAACTCGGCTTCATAGTTCGCAATGTCGATCAGGTCGAGGTTCAGTTGCACGCTGTAGCGGTCGAAGATACCCAGCAGTAGGCTGTCGACCTCCTTCAGCAGCGCTTCAAGCCGTTTGACATTGTACTCGGTCAGGTCCGACTGGGTGAGTCGGTCGCGAATCGAGCGGTCAATCTCCTTGAAGAAAGGCGCGAACTTGCCGACCTCCCCCGCCTTCAGCTTTTCGAGGAAGACCGCGTGCCGGATCGTGGCGTCAAGGATTGCTTGGTTTGCCGCCATTTGGTGTTACCTCATCATCCAGGCCTAGGCCGTCGCCCTGCTCTTGAAGCTCGCCGTCGATCTGCTGGTCTGTGCGTTCCGGTGCAATCAAGCCCAGCTTGCGCAAATAAGCCCGCAGATCTGCCTTCGCGAAGCCGCCGTTCTGCCACAGACCAACCAAGGCTGTGATCATCTGCGGATCAGCCGTCAGCTCGACGAACTCTTGATTGACTTGGTACGCGACCTTGTCGGTGACGCCCATGTACTGGCCGCACCACATGATCGCCCGGGTATAGGCCTCGCTGACGTTCGCCACGCAGCCGGCCAGCACCGATGTCGACGCAGACTGATCGCCGCGAGACTCGGTAGCCGTTTTGGCAGCCAGTGACGCAACAACCATTCGGGCGCCCAGCTCGATCATCATCTGGTTCTTGTCGGCCATTGCCTCTTTGACCAGGGTGTTCGGCGATGGCTGTGCGTAACCAAAGGCGCCGCCTGCGGGAAGCAGCATTGGCGCCCGGGAGCCGACGTAAACGCCGTTTTTCTCCATATGGTCGCGCCACTGCTCATCCAGGCCGGAGATCCAAGGCTGAGCCTGGCCGCACCAGAAGACGCTGTCTTCGTAGTCAGCGCTGTTGCGGTAATGCCCCAGGTTGATCATTGCGATGTCGTACAGCGGTGACTCGTCGATTGTTGGATCGTTGTTCTGTGCACCAACGAATGTGAACGGGATTTCCTTTAGGCGCCCGGTAATGCCTTCTGGTGTGAACGTGTCCGTGACCTCAAGTGGTCCGCCACCTCTTGGCCCGGACCGGCGCCAAACACGACAAATAAAGCCGTCTGGCTCAAGAGCAAGCTCGCGGAACTGCTCAACCACCTTAAAGCCGAACCCATCCTGGATCTCAGGCATCTCGCGCAGCACGACCAACGTCAGCACGTTATGACCATTCACCATGCCAGTGCGCCAGTTGATGATGTCCTCGGCGCAGTACGACAGGATCACTGAGTGACCACCAGCACCATCATCTTGGTGGTAGTCGACGTACAAACCGTGACGCCCTGCCTCAAGCACCTTTTCAAGTGTGCCTTGTGAGTGCTGGTAGATGCTCACACCAGAGCCATTTGCATTGTCCTGCAAGTATTCGAGCTTCTTCGGTACATCGAGCGTCGGGTCTTTGTGGAAGGCAAGGCCCAGCAAGCCGTTGCGTGTGTGTCCGGTAGCGTTCTTGAATACGGCACGCTCACGGTAGGCCTTGTTTCGGTCGGTGTTCTCCGGCGACTTGTCGTGTGCGTTGATGTACGGCAACCGAGAAACCACCCGGTGCTGGCCTGCACAGACGTCGCGCACGGTCGCCCAGCGCTCCAGCGCTTCGATGTAGTCCGCCCGCTTGAAGGAGACGTCGTTGCTCATCGGGCGAATCCCATTTTGATTGCGGTGACCGGCTTGATGATCGGGTACTCGCGGTGAATGAAGTAACCGCCGCCGTCGTTGGCGTGGTCGTTGCCCTGGCTCTTGTCCGGCTCGCCGTTGGGCGCCCAGATTTGCTGCTCAAGGCCGTCGGCGTAAGTCGGGCATGTGAACGGGTTGACCAGGTAACGCCGCTCGCGCTGTGCATTGCAGAACATGGCGTTCATGGCGTTGATCCGGTCCTTCACGGGCGGGTTGGCCGCCGGCGCGATGACCGTGAATCCTGCCTGCTTGAGCATGGCGATATCGGTGACGCTGGCGTTGACCGACTTTCGCGAATCACCGGAGGCGTCGGGGTAGATCCGGATCTCGCAGGTCTTCTTGAAGTCGTTGCCGTTGTGCTCCCAGTAGCGTTCCTTGATGCGTCGGATCATGTCCGGCGTGTCGTAGCCATCCATCAGTTCGTCCACTGCCCGGGGCAGCCCCTGGTCTCGCTTGACGTGGGTCACTGCCGCCATCTTGCCGACGTTGAAGTCCATGCCGATGAACAGCGGCTCACCCGGTTGCACTGTGTCGAAGCATTGGTTCAGCTTGCGGTCGTATGCGTGGTAGATCGATCCCGACGTCAGGTTGACGAACTGGCCATTCAGGTAGGCGCGAATCAACTGTTCGGGGTACGACTCCATCAATGATGGGATGTAGTCGTCTGGCAAGTTCAACTCGTTGTCGAAGGTGCTGGCTTGCACCAAGCCATACATCTCGTTGAGCGCCGGCTTGTCGCGCAGCTGCTTCACGAACTGAAGGAAGACGAACTTGAAGCCTTCCGGCGTGGTGGTCACGTCGACGCCGTTCTTCAGCCCGGGCAGGTTGTAACGCATCCGGGCAATAATCTTGCGCCAGGCCTGCTGAGCCTTGATCGACGTCAACACGTCGAGCTCATCCACCAGTGCATGGCCGATCTTGAAGCCAACGATGGTCTGCGGCTTCTCCATCGATCGGCAAATCACAGTGCCGCGATACTGCCGGCCGCTGTAGATGTGAACCTCATGGTTCGCCTGGTTGATCTTGGTCTTCAGCCCCCAGTCATAGGCTACCTCTTCCACCGTTGGGTAGAAGATGTCTCGGATCTGCGGGTAAGTCGGTGCGAAGTAACCCGCGTTGACGCCAGGCCACTCCATGAAGTGCTTGCACAGCGCCGAGCATCCAACCCAGGTCTTCCCTGAGCCGAAGCCAGCAACGAATGCGCGGAATTTGTGGGGTAGCGTGAGGAACTGAGACTGCGGAACGTTAAGGCTTGGCATTCGGCTTCCTCGCATCCACCACGTCGACCTGAATGCGGGTCGGGATTGCCGGCTCGTCGTCAGGCTCATCCTTCCGGTTCCGATTGACGTACATGTCACCGGTTTCTTTCGCGGCCTGCTCCAAGATCTGCATGGCCAGGCCGATGTTCTTCATCGTCTCGGCCTTCTCCACGAAGCGGTTCATGGCGCGGAGGCGGAACGCTCGGTTGGCAATTGGGATCTCTGCCGTCTCTTCGCGGAAACGCTTACGGGTGTCGTGGAACAGGGTTTGCCACTTCAACGCCAGACCCTTGCCTGACGTCTTGGTCGGGTCGTGCGTCTCCACTTGTTGGCGGGTCAACACAACACCAAATTCGTTCTTGACGGACTCGACCACCTGAGACGGTGTGTCGAAGCACGCCAGAGCCTGAACGATGAAGCTCTTCACCTCATTTTTCAGGACTGCCATAAGTTCTCATCCGTCCAGAGCCTGTCCAGAATCAGGCCGACTTGAGCAGACAGGTTCCGCAGGCCCTCGATATGTTCAATTTCCCTACCTCAGCAGGTTTGTTTGCAGCATCCACCAATGCCTGAACGTCAGGGCTCGCACCATAGCGGCGCACCACACCGACGAACTCTTCGACGTCGTGGCCGCGCAGCTTCAGCTTGGGGGCGCCTTCTTTGGTGAAGGCTGGTTGGCCGTACTTATCAGTCGCCTGAGCGATGTGGTACAGCTCGTGTTCGATGAGGGCGCAGAAGTCAGCGTCGGAACACTGGGCGCAGTAATCGGCAGCCAGGGTGATGATGAAGGTCGGCACATCGCCGAACCAGTCACGCATCTGCTGTTCCATCCGGGCTTTCTGCCAGCCACCGGCGCGGAACGCTACCTGCTCGGCCTGGCCAAGGACGGTGCGACCTTGCTTCTCAAAGCTCGACGATGCCCACATGATCCGGATGTCCGCATCCAGTAGATGGACATGGTCTTCGTTGTGAATGCTGCCGGTGTCGGCAAGGATTTCAGATTGGAGCCATTCCCACACCTCTGGGGCTGGAATAAGGCGGATGCCGAAGTCGGAAACCTCAGAATTATCGACCAAAAGGTGTGGCGGCTTCGGTCGAACCATTATTAGCCGCTCCAACTAAAAGCCCCGCACTTGGCGGGGCTCAATTGACTTTTTGTTAGCTTCGCCCGCGATACGCTTCGTCTACCTGCTTGAGAGTAGCTACATCGAAAACGTCTTGATACTTTGTCTTTCCATCGAACCAGACGCATAGCGCCCCGTCTTCGATACCCTTCATTTCAAAGTTTCCGAGGGTCTGCACGGTCATGCCTGGCCCGCCGCTTTTCAACTCAACAATATCACCCTTCTCAAAAGCCATAACCATCTCCTTGTTTGGGGAGGCTGGATAGTGCATCGAAAAATCTGCATCAACAAGTGAGCGATGTCAGCACAAAGCGCACTCCTCAATGATCCGACGCGCTATCGGCTCACCATAATGCTGGTCTGCACCTGGGCGTGCCCGTGCAAGACGGATACGACCAGGCCTTGAGGCAGACCGGCCGCCTTGGCTGCATCAATCGCTTTGGCGATGACGCTATCCAGATTGGCGACGGCCTTGCTGATGTCTGGGGTCATCGGTAGAGCATGGCGAAAGCGCGTTATGTTGCTCATACACTCTCCAATGTCGCGACACAATTTGCTGATTCGCGAAACGTGTCGCGAACTAGATTTCGTCAGCCTTTCTTTCAGCCCAGCGCTTGCCGAGCTGACGGGCCTGCTCAACACCGAGCACGCCAATGAAGCCCGCCGTTGCGAATGACCAGGCAATGCTGAAGCCGAACTCTTTCACCGTCAGGCCAACCACCATGACGATCAGCGCACCGAGCGCCGCCTCGATCAATTGACGCAAAGGTTTCGTCTCTTTGCCATCGTACTGAATGCGGAGCCATGTCAGGGCGAAGGTCAGCCCCATGGCTAAGCCGTTCTCTCTCAGGGCGGTCAGTACCAACACCCAGAACGACGGGTCTTTTTCTGGCATGTGTGGCATCTCAGGTTCCTCCCCGATCAGGGAGCTATAAACGAAAAAGCCCCAGCAGATGCTGAGGCCAGAAATAGGTGCGCGTGTCTTTCCACGCCTGTCCGCCGAAGACTTTCTCTACGTCGACGCCCCTTTGCATCGATCTCGCTGATTCAGTCTCGCGCCACCTTGCAGCATGTGAGGTCAGGGTGCGCGGGCTGCCGGTGTTGATTCCGTACGTCGCACTATCCGGCTATCGACGTCCAGATCTTCCCGAAGGCTGTCCTGGCTACAGGTAAATTCGAGGCATAAAAAACCCGATGCTGTGGCCGGTTTGGCAAATCAGAACAAATCGTGTTAACAAGCCTTTCGCAGCGGTGCCGTCTTGGCGCCACCATGGAAGAGGGAATTTTGTAATGCTAGTGGACATCTACCGAGATGAAGCGCTTGACCGGATTCTGATCGTGGAAGACGGAAAAGAGATCCCACGAATTTCGGGCGAAGGTTCAAAGTTCTTGAAGGGTTTGGCGTTCCAGCGTCAAGTAGACTTTAAAGATCTGCCCGCAGGACTTCAGAGTGACAAGGTTATGCAGTCGCTCAAAGAGCGTGGTTTTTACGCCGCCCGGCAGACGGTGACCGTTACAGAGGTCGAAATTCAAGACTGATACGCAAACAAAAAACCCGGCGCGACGGCCGGGTTTTCAACTAAGTCATGGTCGATAACTGAAATGCTTCCGAAGGATCTCAAATAGCGACTCATATAGACCAGAGAAATCAGCATCTAAACCAGACCCTGACGCCTTGACTGTGAGGTTGTTATCGGGAGACGTCACCAAGTATCCGCCTTCCTCTTTCTTCATTCTCAAAAACGTGAAGACCGTTTTCTTCGGGTATGTGTTCACATCCCTATCAAGGGTCAGGCCGATAGAAAACTCAAGAAAAGCATCCTGCCCTGGAAGCTCGTGCAGCATCACATACTTGTAATCACCATTTACAACCTTGGCGATCCTCACATAAGGCGTCTCATTACGATCATCATCGAGGAATGTTTCGTTCGGAAGCTCTAGAAAGTCTGAAAATCCCTTGCGAATCACCCCAGCGGTGCCCTGTAAGTCGCGCCAGTACTCAGAGATCAGTTCTTCTTGCTTATTCTTAAGCTCTCTTAGCTGTAAAAAACGGGACATTGAAAAACCCTCCTATGGTTTGGAGGTATCACATTGCCACAGCCCGCGGACTCTCAAAACAAAAACCCGGCGCGTTGACCGGGTTCAGGGTTTCGTGTGCGTTTCGCGTTACTTGTGCACTATGGGAAAAGTACGCACAAAACGCCGTCATGTCAACATGATTATGCCGCCTCTTCTTCTTTTTCCGCGTGAATGACCTGCCAGAGTGGCTGTTGCGCCTGAATATCCACTTTCTTAATGACTTCTTTCAGGGATTCCCATAGGTCGAGCCAATCGCGCGTCCAGTTTTTCGGATCAATCGTCACGCCGAAGAAAGTCTTCATCTCGGCAGCTACTCGGGCCGGCCCCCACTCTGCCGCACCGACGACCTCGCCCTTGTACGATTGCAGAGCCAGGGTCACCAGGTACTGAGCCTTCACGCGCTTGGCCGAAGTAAGGTCTGGCAACTCGGCCTTGGCGGTTATCAGCAGTACCGCGTTCATAACGTGGCGCATGGTCATTGCCGGGTGATAGAGGTAGTGCCCGAACTGCTGCACCTGGAACGGAAGCGTGTCGATGGCGCGCAAGACCTTGCCGATGGTGGCCAGGTGCGCGGCGCGGGCGGTGGACCGACCAATCGGTGTGCGGCGCGTCTCGCTGATGCTGATCTTCTGCCGAACGATCTGGATGCGTTCCTCCTTGTCCTCCCCCAGCGCGGCAAACACAGCCTCATGACGGCGCATTCGGTTGCCGGTCTTCACCGGCGCCGATTCAGTCTTGTCGATGGCCACGGCACTGATCGACGCATTCGATTCGTGCTGAGCCTCAGTCCATACTTGTCTTGCGTTGATCAGCCTCATGCTGCTTCCCTCTTCAGTTCTCTGGTCTTCGCCCGATACTCGGCCTTGATGGTTTTCAGTTCTTCGATCGTGTAGCGCTTGGACTCATGCGGCCCTTCCAGCCAATCCACCTTGTCAGCGCCGATGCGCTTCACCAGCTCGATGCGGTAATTCACGATGTCGCCGGATTTGTGGTTGTTGCACGGCGCGCACTGCTTCCAGACATTGAGCGGCTCGAAGCGCAGCTCAGGGTTCGCTCCCACAGTGCGGTAATGACCGGCATGGTATTGGCCTTCGTGGTGACGGCCGCAGCTCACGCACGGCAGCGCGGCGTCACGCAGGCGAATCCATTCGTTGAACACAACCTGTGTTTCCCACATGTGATCGGCCCGGCTCTTGAGTTTCTCTTTGCGGGCCCTGATCTCTTTGCGCTCGACCTGGGCCAGTGACTTGCGGGCCTTCTCCTGGTTCACGTCCTTGATGGCCAGGCCGCAGGTCCAGCTGCACACCTTTTGTGCAGTGGAGAATGACGGATTGAAACTCACGCCGCAGGCCGGGTTCTTGCACTTCTTCGCCTTTACTTCCTTGAGGGCGACTCTCATGCGTAACTCCCCAACTGATCGGCAGCAGAAAGCGCGTCAGCTTCATTCTCAAAGTACGCAGACAACACCAATCGCCAGCAGGCGTTGAAGACGTCGCGGTAAAGCGGTTCGAAAGCTGTGTCGTCCATGTTTGCCCAACTGATCGACTTGGCCTCTTTGCGGATCCCTTCAGGCGTGTGCACTAAGTGGAAGTGTCCGGCCTCGATCGTCACCCACTCACGGAAGGCTTCGCGGCTCTTGTCTACTGCCGGGAAACGCTCAGCACGAGCCAACTCAAGACGAGTGATGTAAGCGGCGACCGCGTGCGACAGTTGCCCCGGCTTGCCGCTCTGCGCTTCGAAGAACTTGGCCAGCCCCTGAATGCCGCGCATCTCCTGACGCGGGATCAAGCCGCCGACCGGCTCCCAGTATTCCCAGGCAAGGTCGAGCATCGAGAAAAACTTCCCGTGGAACTTGCCGTTGCGCATGCGGGTGAACTTGCCATGAATGATCTGGCCTGCCTTCCACTTCTGGACGGTTTCTCGGTCAGCTTCGGTGGCCGGCACCAAGCCTTGGGCGGTGCGGATAAGTGCGAGCTCAGCCATGTGACGCCCTCCTCGATTCCAATTCCTCGACCTGCTTCAACAGCAGGGCCCGGCGATCCGCCAACACATTGGCCGCCTCGATCCGAATTTCGTCCTTCCTTTCAGCGGACGCCGCACGCATTTCCAGCATGGAAGCCTTCACACCCTGAATTCTTTCGCGCACCGCCGGTGTCGGCCGGGTCACTTCGCCGGTGATCAGGCCTGCCAGGGCGCGACCATCTTCGGTGACCGGCACCACGCTCAAGTCGGCCAGATAAAGCTGCCCGCGCTCCTGGGGAATGCGCTGCATCTGCACAGCCTTGGTAATCGCCGCGGTGCGCCGGTTCGCGTCAAACCCAACGGACACACGCCAGTTCACCGGTTTCACGTCGTCTCGGGCCTGGGCGACAAGTCGCTCGTAAGCGCTGATGAACGCCATGCGGGCGCCGATCTTGTCGTCGGCATCGAGGACAGGTTTTGCCGCCGCCAAGGCGAGCTGGATTTCATCGGTCAGCACCACGGTTTCAAACTCGTCGTTCGTGGTCATGGCGATCGCCCACGCCTCGTCTTTGCCCGGGCGGCCGTCTTCGGCCTGAATGCGTTGCAGGACTGCGGCCAGAGTCAGCTTGCCGGTCAGTTCTCGGCGGCACGCCTGAAGTGCCTTGCGGATATCGGCCGGGGTGAATACAGCCAAGTCATCTGCCATCAACTCCGCAGCCGTAGCGCTGATGGTCTGGCCGAGGGTTTCGGCGGTGGCGCAGATTGCGCCGGCGAGCTGTGCGCGTTCATCAGAGGAAAGCATTGCGCGGCCCTCCCTCACGGATGTTCCGGGCAGCTTCCTGCGCGGCGTTGATGTTGGCCTGGGTGTCTTCCTGCTGGCGTGCGGTGCGGCCGTTGATTTGGGTCTGGGTGACCCATTGGGTGTGATAGCTCTCAGCGTTGGCCAGCAGCTCGTTGAAGCTGTGGCACTTGCGGATCAGCTGGGCGTCGTTAATCCCGAGGTAGTACGCAGCGACGCTGTGGGCGACGTCGATGCCGAGGCGACCGATAAGCAAACCAACCTGCCCTCCCACCTTGGCGTTCCAGACTGGCCAAGCTCTGTAGCGCTTGCGGTAGGACATGGCGTAGTTCGCCCAAGTCTTGAATGTCTTGCAGGTCTGGTCTTTGGGGCCCGGCATGTCAGCGGGGATTTCAACCCGTGGAGCTTCGATACGGTCAACCACCAAGACCAATCCGCCGGACCGGTTCGGCTTGCCCGAGCCGTCCTGCAAATCCTGATTACTGGTTACCTGATTGGTACCCTGATTATTGGTACCCTGATTTGTCGGAGATTTTTCCGACCTTGGCTCGGATTTTTTTCCGACCTTGCTCGGAGATTTATCCGAGGTAGATCGGATTTTTTTCCGACCATCAAGAGCATCAGAGGTCGGATATTTTTCCGACCCATCCAGTTTACGGTTCCACTCCTTTGCCTTCTCGGTCAGGCGAATCAAGGTGATGCTCGACGTACTGGAAAGCTCGATCAAACCTGCGTCTCGCAAAGCTTTCAGTAGGCGGTAAGCGGTGTCGGGCTTATCAGTGAGCAACGGCAGTTCGTCAACGATCTTGGCCTTACTCAACGCGAAGTAGATCCCGGTATCCGTCTTGATTGGATTGGCCCAGCTCGGGCACTCGTAGACGAAAGCGAACAGCAGGGCTTGCTGAGAATTCAGCCCCCACTCCAACGCCTTCGCCTGATTGATCGTGACGGTGTATTGCATTTCAGGCCTTCCCGACCAGTGCTGCCAATTCGAGGAAGCGATCGACGTACCAATGAGGCTGCGTCTCGCGGGGGGATTGGGGGTTGATGAGGTTCTTGCCATAGGCCATGCCCTTATCAGTCACGCACCAGAAGTCGACCATCACCTGCTTGGAGTTCTTGCGCTGGAGCTGCTTGAGGAAACCCTTTGCAGCCAGCGCACGGTTGAAGGCTGCTGCGGTGCTGGCGATGCCGTGATCTTTGATCAGTGCGGTGACGGCTTTGGTCGGCATGGAACTACCGCCGGTGGCGTCTGGTGCGGCGTCGATGGCATAGCCAGGAAGGAACTGTGCGTCGAGGCCATTGTTCACGGCGATCTTGACCAGCATCATCATTTGGCTGGACGGCGCCGGCTTCAGTAGGCGCGTGAAGCACTCCATGATGGCGATCTCGCCAACGACCTTGGTGCCATTAAGCAGAACCTGATTGCGGGCGCCCTGCTGATGTTCGAGCTCACGCCAGCGGCGAATCACCTTCATGCGCATCGGCGCGCTGTAGCCGGTGAGGAGGCAGTCGGTGTGCTCGCGATCAAGCAGGTACTGCACCTGCTCCCGATTGCGGCCGTCCAGATAGATGTCCTCAAAACTGAGTGCATCTACTTTCAGGTCTTTAAGCATTGCCACAATATCGCGCTTCACGTTGTCGTGGCGCTTCCCAGTGACATTTGCGATCTCGCGGGAAGACATCGTGGTCCGCGACACGTTTTCAGAATTAACAAAACGTGTCGCGACATTGTTCGGGGTATTGCTTGAAATTGGTTGGCTCTGCATAATCGCCCCTCTCTAGTTTTGCGAATCAGCCGACCTTCTCCGTCGCCTTTTTTGTGTTTGAAATTTGAAGTGGTTACCCAAATAGTCCCGAGCTACCCGCCTTTTTTTGGTTTTTTTAAGCGGCACTCAAAAAAAAGTTTGTGCATGCACAAACCCTTCAAGCCGCCTTCACCGACGCATCCATCACATCCAGGCTCTGGCGAACATGGCTGATTTCTTGGCGGATCAGGGACTTCTCGAAAGTGCTGACGTGGTTATCGTCGAGCGCTTGGTGAACAGCGATGGTCAGATCGGCCACCTCTTTGCCTACATTGATCAATGACCTGGTCAGCGCTTGCGGCTCCGGTGCTGCCTTCGATACCAGGTCGAAACCGAATTCATTCGCCAGAGCTACCAAGGGGCGCATGTCGCCGGTGTGCAGCAAGATCCCGAACAAATGCTCCACGGTCAGGTGGTGAGCATCGTTGTCAGGGTTAGCGCGCTGAAGCAGACCGACGTGCGGAACGCCCATCTTTGCTGCCAGAGCCTTTGCCTCGTTATCCAGAACAGCGCACTGGCAGGCCCGCAGAAAATCTTCCATTCGTAAAACCTCAAATTTGTTTCCGTGGCGCCCTGCCAGTGGATGGGCGAGAATTTGCTCGGTGGATGGTTGACTGTGTTGCTAAGCGGCGGATTGGGACCGCTTCGTTCGCATGCACAGCTCACGCGCAGTAACTTTTCCACCGGTCAACTCTTCAGCCTTGAATGCCTTTTCGGCGCCCATCGGGTGAATCCCGGCCACCCAGTACGAAACTGCGGCCTGGGAAACGTCGAGCGCCAAAGCTGTTTTGGTTTGCCCGCCGAAGAAGTCGACGAGCCTTTCGATAGGGGTCATATGAGAGCCCTCCTGATAAGCCTGCTTATATTCTAAGTAGAAGGACACTTATTTGCAAGCCGATAAGGGAACTTATAAATTCCAGCGGATGAGCACACTCGCCGAAAGAATCAAATCCGCACGAAATCACGCCAAGCTGACGCAGAAGGCCCTCGCCTTAAAGGTGGGGGTCGAGCAGCCGGTGATTTCACAGCTGGAGACAGGAAAGAACCTTCAAAGCGCACACCTGCCAAAAATTGCACATGTGTGCGGGGTGAACGCTATTTGGCTATCCGAGAACATTGGGCCAATGACTGGCTCGAGCGCTGTCGACTCAAACGTAAGCGACGCTCGCCAACCCGTTGAATCCTATCGCTACCCGGTTATCAGCTGGGTCGCCGCCGGCGCCTGGGCTGAAGCTGTTGAGCCCTACCCTGCAGGATTCTCTGATCGATACGAGTTTTCCGAATACGACTCTAAGGGCGCCGCGTTTTGGCTTGAGGTCAAAGGTGACTCAATGACCTCACCTGTCGGCCAAAGCGTTACAGAAGGCACGCTGATCCTGGTGGACACCGAGGCTGAAGCAACACCCGGAAAGCTGGTGATCGCCAAGCTGCCAGACAGCAATGAGGCGACATTCAAGAAGCTGGTCAACGATGGTGGAAAACTTTTCCTGAAGCCGCTGAATCCAGCCTGGCGAATCGAACCGTTCAATGAGGACTGTCGGATCGTTGGTGTTGTAGTTCGCGCTCTGCAGAAGTTTTAAGGTGATAGTCCAACAGCAGATTTTGATTCTGGGACATGTGTTCTGGTGGGCGATGCATTCGCGTTGAAGGAATGATATTTCAAATGGAAGTGAAGATGCGCATGCCAAAGACTGCTGGCCTCTTGCTGGCGGCACTCCTTTCTGGCTGCAGCAGCGCACCTAAGGAAAAAACGGAATTCGAGAAGCAAATTGACTCGGCGCCGATGCCCACCACTGAGGCTGATCGGCTGGAGCAATGCAAAAATCTCAGCGATCTGCTTTTTTTTGAAATGCGGGATGTTGCCGGCGTGAACGGGTTTTCTGCTGCTTTCAAGCCTTTTGACCCTTCGAAATCCCTAGCACTTAGCCGGCGTATGGATTCGATACGCTGCACCAAAGCAGAAAGACGGAATTGGCTCCAACGTGCAGTCTTAGCAAAATAGATCAAATACACGCTCTGTCGGATGCCGCTCCTCGATGCCAGGGCGGATTGCAGATGACCAGGCTATCCGAGACAAAATACTCGATCGCGTATTCTGATCAATATCCCAGCGTCGGGCTGTTTCATTCTGCCTTGCACCCCGGCGGACGCCATCTACACTGACGATAGCTGATGGATCAGCCCCCTTCGACAGAGAGCCCGCCACGTGCGGGCTTTTTGTTGTCTACACGCCCAATGCCCTGTTGGAGGAATGAACCATGGCCCACCCAAAACTGTTTCCCGCCGTGCTAGCCAGCCTTCAACTGAATCAGATGATGATCGGCGAAGCCTTCGAAGAGATTGCGGCCTGGATGGAAAAGGAAGGCGCAACAGAGACAGCACAGAAGCTTAGGGTTCGTGTTGGCGATCTGAGATTCAACGCGGAAACCATGGATAAAGCGATTATTGAGCTGCTCAAGACGGATGAGAGCGTGCACTGAAAATTACATGAGCCCGCCCCACTCTGGGCTTTCTCCTTTCCCTCCTCCGCTGCTACGCTTTCAGCTCCCTCGAATGGAGTCGAAGCCATGCCTACCCCCGAATATTCTCTTCCTGATGTCCTTGAGCGCATGCATGAAAATCAAAACGCCCTAGAGGCTGCCATTATGGAGCTGACGTTGCTGGTTGAGAGCCAAGGAGCGATCGAGATCGGCGGTAATGTTCGTGGAGCGCTGGATACGATCCGTGAAAATGCGGGGCATATCAACCAGGGCTTGGCCAGGCTGAAGACTCAGAGATCGGACTGATCGAGGCGACTTCCTCCTGATATACGCAACAGAGTACGAGCCCGCTAAGCGCGGGCTTTTTTGTGTCCGGAGAAAAGGTGCGTGCCAGCCTCCTACTTCCGAACAAGATAGGACATGTCTCTTGCCAAAATATGGCAGCAGCAATACTGTATATATAACCAGTATTAGCAAGGAGCTTCCTATGTCAAAAATCGCGTCACCCGCATCACAGGCCAGAGACTCATATGAATTGGTTGGTCGGCGCATCCAGCGCCTGATAGCTGCGCCTGGCGTTCAAAAGGTGCAGGCCATAACCGTGACCAGGCTTGAAGCAGAACCCGCTGAAGCATGGCAGCAAGTCCTTCAGGAAATTGAAGAAACCAGCGGTGTACGCATGGAGCGCCTTGAGAGCGGCGCGGTAAGGATCGGGTGGCGAGAGTACTGCGAAGCCTGAAATGAGCCCGCCATTGAGCGGGCTTTTTATCGTCCACTCAAAAATATATAAGCATGCTTATTGACTGATAAAATAAGCTGGCTTATATTTAAGTCCAAGCCAAGACATCACGGGCCCAGCAGCGAAAGTCGCGCCGCTCTTTAGCGATACCGCCTCACCTTGCCGGATCACCACCGGCCCAGATCCAAAGGCAGCGATGAACCGGCCTTAACGGTTCAGAGGGTTGGCAACTGACCCGGGCGTGCAGCGTAAAGCGCCAAATCGAGTTATCCGGCGGACAGGGTCGCGGTCGGAGGAACAACAGAGTGCGAACTGGGCATGGTCCAGGTGGTATCCAAAGCGCACCGAAAAACGAGAAGGCCGGTGACCGACGCCAGTTGCGGGTCGCCGGCAGTACCAGAAGCTTTCACGTCAGCGCCTGTATCAGGCGCTTTCGGAAAACAACCGGAGTGCAGCTATCGGCGCTTACCTGAGCCGGGAGCGCCACCACTCACGAAGTGGACTTTGGCAAAAGGTGTTGATCGATCCAAGCCAGAAGGAAGATGAGTTTCGTCGAGGTCCTTAGTGCATGCTTTGCATAGGCTTGGCGGCCTTTCCCAGTCGGCACAAATTGAAAATTGTGAATTACAGCGCCAGCAGACTTTTCGAATCCATTTAGAAACTTGCTCCTGCATCGACGGCGTTGCCCCCTTGGGCTGCTGGACAGGCTTAGAAGTATTGGGCTTCTTACCAGCCTTTTTCGCCTCTCTTATAGCGGCCTTCGCAGCCTTGCGATTCAGTTTCTTTTTGCTGCGATCGAGGGCTATTTCGCGAAGCTCGAAGATCCTATTGAGCAAAGCAAATTCTCTTCTCAGCTGTAGCGTCACCCTATCCAGTTCGTGATCAGGCCTTGGGGCTTGGGAAGGCTCAGGCCTTCCATCCTGAGACGCCTGGTTTTGAAGGTCCTCACGTTTCTTGGCCGCGACACTGGCAAAGAATTTTTCAGATTCCTCGCTGAATCCTTGTCCTGGCACATGAGGGCTAGTGGCAACTTCCTGCTTTTCGCTGGATTCCGTGGCCATTTTTAACCGCTGATGTTTCTTGAGGATCTTGGCGTCCATATGGAGAAGCCCATTCCCTGGCTATACCGCGAGAGTAGCAATTAACCGAGATTAGCAGCGGCAAAGCGCCACCACCAGCCCAGACCGTCGCCAGTAGCGGGTCTGGGCTTCAATGAAGTCACGGGGCCGGCGCCCGCTCAATCTCGTCGTAATAGGACTGATAAACCTCAGACGATTTGCGACATTGCTCGAGATACTGCTTCAGCGTCATACCGAGCCGGGCAGATTCGGTATTGATAAATCGCTCAAGGAACTCGTCGCCACCACGCATTTTGGTTGTCTGCTGGAAGGCGGCCATCTGCGTGATGATTCCGCATCCACCGGAAAACTTCGCAGTGACGAGGAGCGCCAAGGCGCTTTCCCCGCCGTTCTCTACAGCCCTTGTGCTTGCTCCAAAAGCCAGCAGGGAGACGCAAAGAGCTAAGCGGATGATCAGGTCCATTGGCGTCTCCGAAATTAATTAAAACGACCAAAACGAGTGTAGCGGCAAGTTTTCAGGCCGCGAACATCACTCATCCCGCCCGACACCACCCGCATGCACTCCCCTCCGCGCCCAACGGCAACCAGCGGAACGGATGAGTGCAGCCGAGTTTTGTTGGATCAACATCCGCCACTCTGGAGGCGACCATGTCAGCACTACGCAAGGCTCAGTTCCAATACGACAACCTTCTTCCGCCTCCGGTGAGCCAAGACGACCTGGCAGAGATTCAATGGCTGGAAGAGAACGCGGAAAACCTGATGCGCGGCTTTGTCGTCAGCTGGGGTATCCGTGCAGATCGCGGTGAGGTGACCCAGGCCGAGTTTTACAAGGCTGTACAGGACCATGTGAATCAGCGCCAGATCGACGGCGAGGACAAGAAAGATGCCCTCGGCCAACTGGTGATCGCCGCCTTGGGTTACAGCACATCCAGCCTAATGATGGACATGGCCATCTACCTGCTCGGCTCCAAGACGGCACTGAAGAGTATCGCGCTTGAGCTTCTGAAGCCTCACGCGGCCAAGGCCGTTGCGTTTCAGGAGGAACAAGATCGACTTGAGCAGGAGTGCGGATTTTGAGCCCGCACATCCTGATCGATCAAGCCCTCGACGGCGTGGCCACACCCTTCGGCCAAGAGGACATCAGCTTGTTGGTCCAGGAGCTGATCACACGCCTGTTCACCGACGGTGCGATCACCTCTGACGAGTTCAACCATTACTGCAAGCGGCTGCGAAACATTTGCCAGCAGCGCAAGGAGGCATGATGACTACATCACCTGTCAAAACGCTGGTCGATGAACAGATCGAGGAGATCGAAGCGAAGCTGATCTTGCTCGGATTCGGCCTCCCCTTCAATGAAGTGATCGGTAAGCCGCGGGAAATGCGCGTGGCGAATCTTCCGCAGCGCCTAGCGGCGACGATGAAGGGCGGCCGGATCGCGGTGAGGGTTCGGCCATGAAACCAGTCTTCTGGCTGCTCACTGCCGGCCTGCTTGTGATGATGCTGGCCTACAACGTCACACGAGAAGCATCCGGAGTCTGCCAGCCACCGCAAGTCGCTCACAGGCTCTTCCAGTGACCAGCCGCCAGCGGGCGCGGCGCCTGCTGATCTGGCGCGGCTCGTTCCCCGCTATCACCGTCTTCGCGTTCCTGATGTTGCTCAGCGCGCTCGCTGATCGCGTAACCCAATAACCCCACACTTCAACGCTGCGTGCATCGCGGCAAGGAACCCGTATGTCCGCAGAGCGTAAACCCAGCCAAGTTGTGGAGGGTGTCGAGTCGAGCGTGGTCACCACAATCGATCAGCGCCGATCACCCAATGTCGTAACCGAGGTTGCAGCTCAATCTAACGATGCTGCCAGCATCATGGCCGTAATCATCCAGGTCGCCGCCAATCCGAATGTCGATGTCGGAAACATGGAGCGGCTGATGCAGATGCACGAGCGCCACGTCGACCGACAGGCTTCGGCAGCATTCAGCGTCGCAATGGTCAGCGCGCAGAAGCGAATCAAGCCCGTGACGCGCAACGCGCTCAACAAACACACCGCCAGCACCTACGCCAGACTCGAAGATATCGACCGAGCGATCAGCCCGATCTTCACCGAGGAAGGTTTTTCCCTGTCCTTCGGCACCGCCGATTCTCGTCTGCCTGGTCACCTTCGCGTCACCTGTGAATGCATGCACGCCGGCGGCCATACGAAGCTTTATCAGCTTGACCTTCCGATCGACGCCGCAGGCTCTGGCGGCAAGACAAACAAAACCGGTGTGCAAGCGAACGGCTCGACGATCAGCTACGGCCGGCGATACCTGACCCAGATGATTTTCAATGTCACCACGACCGATGACGACGATGACGGGAATTCGGGAGCTACTCCCACTGAGGTTTTACCACCAGAGCCTGAAGCCCTTCCCCCGTATCCACCCGAAAAGTTCACCGAGAACTTCCCAAAGTGGGTCGCCATGATTCTGAGCGGACAAAAAACAGCTGAACACATCGTCGTGATGCTCGGGCTTAAGGCATCTCTAACCGAGCACCAGAAAAAAACCATCCTCGCAATCATCGCACCATCACAAGAAGGAGACGCATCTTGAAAATTCATTCGGTAATCCAAGGCTCCGAAGCCTGGCATGCGCTCCGCGCCAACTACTTCACCGCCTCCGAGGCGCCGGCCATGATGGGCGCCTCGAAACAGATGAAGCGCACCGAGCTGCTTAGCGCCAAAAAGACCGGCCTCGACCGCGACGTATCGTGGTGGGTACAAAAATACCTGTTCGACAAAGGCCATGAAGCTGAAGCCCTGGCTCGGCCAATTCTGGAAGCGCGGATCGGCGAGGACCTTTTCCCCGTCGTGGGCACCGACGGCGACCTGCTCGCCTCGCTCGACGGCTGCACCATGCTCGGCGAAACACTGTTCGAGCACAAAATGTGGAACGAGCAGCTCGCCGCCGACGTACTGGCCGGCAACCTGGACCCGCACTACTACTGGCAGCTTGAGCAGCAACTGCTGGTGAGTGGCGCCGAGAAAGTGATCTTCGTTTGCTCCGATGGGACCGAAGACAATTTCGTGTCGATGGAATACACACCGGTGCCTGGCCGCGCCGCGACACTCATTGCCGGATGGAAACAGTTCCAAGCCGACTTGCTCGACTTCACGCCGGTCGAAGTCGTGCCAGAAGCCGTCGGAAAGACGCCGGACAGCCTGCCGGCGCTGCGTATCGAAGTCACCGGCATGGTAACCGCCAGCAACCTGGAGCAGTTCAAGGCTCACTCGCTGGCCGTCTTCGATTCAATCAACACCGTTCTGGAAACCGACCAGCACTTCGCTGACGCCGAGAAGACCGTCAAATGGTGTGGCGATGTCGAAGAGCGACTGGCAGCAGCCAAGCAGCATGCGCTGAGTCAGACCGAAAGCATCGACGCGCTTTTCCGCACTATCGATGAGATCAGCGCCGAGGCACGCAACAAACGCCTGATGCTCGACAAACTGGTCAAAGCCCGCAAGGTCAGCATCCGTGAAGACATCGTCATGGACGCAGCCAAGGCGCTACAGACGCATATCGACCAGATCAATACCTCGCTGGGTGGCAAGGCCCGCATGCCAGCGATACCGGCAGACTTCGCCGGCGCCATCAAGGGCAAAAAGTCCATCAGCAGTCTGCGTGATGCCGCCGATTCGGAACTGGCTCGCGCGAAGATCGCCGCCAGCCAGGTTGGCGACAGCATTCGAGCCAACTTGGCCAGCTATGACGAGCTCGCCGCAAACCATCCATTCTTGTTTAACGACCTCCAGCAACTGGTGCTGAAAGCGAACGATGATCTGGTCGCGCTGATCAAGGTCCGGATCTCGGAGCATCAGAAAGCCGAAAACGAAAAGGCCGAGGCCACTCGTAAACGCATCCGCGAAGAAGAGCTGCAGCGGATCGAAGACGAAGCAAAGGCGAAAGCACTTGCCGCGACCGTTGCCGAGCCTGCTCCCGTTGTGACACCTGCACCGGCGAAAGCAGCTCTAATCGTTCAGGCAGCCTCGAAGCCAGTTGCAGTGCAAGCCAGCCAGCCGGTAGCGATGCAGGCCGAAGTCTACGATCTCGAAGCGCTGATCAAGGCCGTGGCATACGGCCAAGCCCCGATATCGATGCTGGCGGTGGACTGGGAAAAGCTCGACGCACTTGTCACCGAGCAAGGCGCCAAGTTCAGCATGGCCGGCGTGAGGCTGGTGAAGGTGGCCGCATGAATACATCTAGAACCTTTACCCTTCAGCAGGAGCAGGCTCGGATCGATGCCGCCCGCGAGGCTTTCATAGCTCGCGGCAAGACCGTCCAGATTCTAGAGTCGTTTCAGTTCAAGCCGGCCCCGGCCAGGAAAGAAACGATCGACCCCGAAACAATCCTAAAGCGTCGCCCCAAGGCCATGAGCCGCGGCGAGCGGCAGGCGCTTCGAAAAATGGCGGACTCATTATGAGCAAGAGAAAGCCCCACAACCTCAAGGCGCGTATTGATCGTTCATGCCGCGCTCTGTTGAGCACTAACCACGTCGCGGTGGTGAACATCGACCCGAGCGGCCGCCAAGGAATGATCAATTACAAGTCGCTGAAGAACATCGCGCCCGGGATGATTGGCCAAGCCGTGTGCAGTATTCCCCACCGCTGGACGATCTACCTCAGCGCTCTCTGTATTGATGCCCGCGGCGACCGCTACAGCAAGTCTGTTGAGGTGGCGCCGGACGGCGTTTATCTCTCCGACCACCTGGAAGACGTGATCGAGCATTGCTACAAGCAACTCCGCGACTCGGCCAATCAAAGCCAGATGGTGGCTTCTGGCTGGATCGCAATTCCGGAGTCCTTGTCGCTCGACGAAGCTCATGCAGCGCGGATTTTTGAAGCGGTCGGGGCTTGGAGTCAGGTCAAGGTAGCAGCGTGAGACGTTTCCGCACCCAACAACGAAAACGACAAACCTGGCTGGCTATGCCGGCCAGTGGGATTGAGGAAGTAGGCCATGGCCAAGAGTGGACAAGAACGATCGGCGAAGGCTGCCGAGAAGCGAATCCAGTACGACGAGAAGGAACTACGGCACCGGCTACGACTCGGCACCCGGCAGAAGCTTGATGAGCTGATGGCCTGGAACGGCATTGAGGAAATCAACGAGGCGGTGCAGAACCTGATTCTAAACGCTCACGCGCTCGGGCCGACGCTCTCCTACCAAGCCATGGAAAGTCCGCGCCACAAAGTGCAGATAAGCGAAAACGTGGCGCGGATGTTTCAGAATCAGAGCTTGGCCGAGTTGAAGCGTGATCCGGGCGACGAAATCGTCAAACCCGAGCTAAATCGGCAGATACTCCAAAGTCCCAAAAACTGATGAACGTATGTATCTAGTCTTCTGGGTTGCTATCGGAAAATGATTTGTTCAATAACCTTTCGATCATACTGTCTGGACCACCCAAAAAATACTTATTGAACGTTTTTCCATCAGAGGCGCGAGTGGCTAATAACCCCCAGGACTTTTTCCCGTCGGCACTAAAAACTACAGTAAGTTGATTGTCCGCACAGTCATGAGGCTTGCACATATGCCCCACGGTGTAATTTTTTCCCTGAACGACAATCTTTTCTAGTGGCGTCGAAACTCCTTTGGCCTCACTGATCCAGCTCGGATAAATGAGCATCTCAGCATACGCTTTTTTATAGGGGGATTTGGCAGCCAAATCGAATAGATACTCCTCAGCAAAACAGCCCGATGCAAGAAGAGAAAAAGAAAGTCCGGCCAACACGAAAACGTAGTTTTTTTTCATTTTCAATAATCCCTTATCCAGATTTCAGCCCGCTGCTTCGTTAGATGGTAGCTGTCGTGACCTTCAAAGTATAACGGCACAAGAACCGGAAACACCCACCCCACTGTCGCATCCGTTCACGGAGAGCGGCGCCTGACTGGAGAACCTAAGCGCCGACGACAGACATGGCTGGATCTACCGGCCCACGGAATAGAAGAGGTAGGCCATGGCCGAGGAACAGCAGGAGCCGACGGCGGAAGCCATCAAGCAGCGCAAGAAACGCGAGAAGGAAGCGGCCAAGAACGCCGCACTTGGCATCGAGAAGTTCACGGTTGAGGTTGCCGGAGTGTTCAAGTCGGACCTCAAGCGAGTGATGAAAGAACACGGCATCAACAACCAGCAGGACATTCACCAGCGGCTGCTGAAGAACTTGGTCGGGGCCGACTTCGAGAGGCAGGCCTGGATGCTCCGGAATGTCACGACACCTTACGAGCCAAGCGGAAAGATGTTGCGACAGTTGAGAGCCGCCGGCCTGCAGCATCTCGCTAAAAACCCCAGCGAACCGGAAGACGAAATCGTCGACCCATCATCTACAAGTAGCTGAACATCACCCATTGCCTACTTGGTAGTTTTCGGCAACCGCGATAAGCGAGGCAAGCAGATGCCTCCGCAAGTAGATGCGCTTCTCACCGTAGTAAACGGCAATATCATCTTCAAACTCGCAACTGAGTGCTACATCGTCAATATTGAATGCAGCAGGATTTAAACCAATAACGAAATTGAAAGAGAACTTGCCAAGCCCTTCAAAAAGGTTCTCTCCGCTGCCGATATGGCACGCAGCGTTCCGGCACTCCCTGATCAAGTCATGCACATGACTAATCTTTTCTGTCTGCTCCACATGATCCGCAAACTCGATCGGCATGCCGTCTTTTTTTGATTTCCCCAACAAGTCATTGATGTTGATGAGCAAAGCAACCACGGCAGGCTCAAACAATGGGGTTTTCGAGCCCACTGATGAAAATATTCCGGAATCGAAGATGTCCTGGCACTTACGGATTGAGGTTTTTATGTCAACACCCCGGAGCCACGCTGCGAATTTCTGATCTTCTTCAGACATACATCCCCCTATAGATCCAGCTCCACGCCGGGCCGAACACAAATACCCCACTTCAACGAATCACGCCAGTTAGCTGGGGGGCTGGCTTCGTCTCCTACCGCACCAAAGGCTCAGCACCTCGGTCTATCGACCTCCTGTAGGTGGCAAGCTCAATGATCTGCCGCAAGCAGATTAGGACCTCAAGCTTCTGCTTATCATCAGGGATCCCTATTCGCTTGAGCATCATTTGAGCGTCTTCCTCGATTGCCGCGAGTGCATCGATATCGCTTTGCAGTCTCATGTCTGCCTCCCTTCAGGCTGAGTTCGACATAAATAAATACCCCAACTTATTGAATCACGCCAGCCGGCGAGGATCCCCTATGCCTATCCAGAACATCGTCAGCGTCAGCGTCAGCGGCGGGAAGGATTCAACCGCGACACTCTTGGTGGCAATCGCCCTGGAAACAGAAAACCTTCAGGCCGTCTTCGCCGATACAGGCAATGAACACGAACAGACCTATCAATACCTCGACTACCTGGAGCGTGCCACGGGTGTTCCGATCACCAGGGTAAAAGCGGACTTTAGTCGGCAGATCGCCGGAAAGCGGAGGTTCATCGAAACCAAATGGCGCGAGCAAGGAATTGCCGAACCGGTGGTGCTGGCGGCTCTCGAAGTGTTACAGGCAACCGGCAATCCCTTCCTTGACCTTTGTATCTGGAAGGGACGCTTTCCCAGCCGCAAGGCACAGTTCTGCACGATGGAACTGAAGCGCGACCCGATGCTCGAGCAAGTCGTTATGCCGCTAATGGGTCAAGGCGACATGCTGATCAGCTGGCAAGGCGTCCGGGCCGACGAGTCGCAACCGGCGCTATTTGCCTGAGTGCGATGAGGTTGGCGGCGGCCTGTTCAATTACCGCCCAATTTTAAAGTGGGATATTCCCGCAGTTTTCGAAGCACACAGATACATGGTTATTGAGCCAAACCCGCTTTATTCCCAGGGTATGGGCCGGGTTGGTTGCATGCCATGCATCAACTGCCGGAAGGATGAGCTTCGAGAGATAGCCCTGCGCTTCCCTGAGGTGATCGACCGGTGGGAACGGCTGGTGCAGCAGGCCAGCAAGAGAGGCGCTGCAACGTTCTTCGCAGGCTCAAATGCTAAGCATCCAAGAGGCTCAATCGCCGATATGACAGCTCTTGAAGTGATGGGGATCGCAAGCATCCGCCAGGCCGTGGGGTGGTCGAAGACTGCCCGAGGCGGCATCCAGTACGACTTGATGATTGCCACCGATGCCTCGGCCTGCAGTTCGGCGTACGGTTTATGCGAGTGATCTGTTCCTTTCTTTTCTCACTCGATGGGCACTAGTGTGAACTGAGCACCAGGTAGCGCGGGTGATGATGCGACCCATCTGAGTTCGTACCGAGCTCCGCACTTTGGGCATACCACTTCCATCACATCCTTCGTGTCATCGGGATCTACCGCGATCTCTTCCCCGCATTTGCAAATAGCCATGTGATGCCTCCTGTAGAGCTTCCATGAGCTTAGACCGAATCCACTTCAACGAATCACGCCAACCGGCGAGGATCCACAATGACTTCAGCAATTGATCTGTTCGCCGGGCTTGGCGGATGGAGTACAGGCGCGCGTGATGCCGGCGTCGACGTTCTTTGGGCCGCCAACCACTGGCCGGTTGCAGTCGAGTGGCACAGCGCCAACCATCCGAGAGCTATCCACGTCTGCCAGGACTTGCACCAGGCAAACTGGGCGGCGGTGCCACAGACCGATATCGGCATAGCGTCTCCATGTTGTCAAGGTCACGCAAAGGCCCGGGGCAAGAAAAACGGGAACCCTGAGCATGATGCATCGAGGTCCACCGCCTGGGCCGTACCGTCCGCTGCAGAGGTTCTTCAGCAGGATGCCTGGGTGGTCGAGAACGTGCCGGAATTCGTTGGCTGGGTGCTCTACCCGAGTTGGGTGGATGCCATGCAACGCCTCGGGTACCAAGTCGCGCCGCATATCGTGGACTGCGCAGACCTTGGCGTACCGCAGCATCGAGTGCGCTTGTTCCTGATCTGCACGAAGAGCAAGGCACCAATCCAGCTGCAGCGCCAGCAATGCGAACACGTTCCTGCCAGCAGTTTCCTCGACTTCGACTCTGGAAGATGGTCGCCAATCGATAAGCCGGGCCGGGCCCAGGCAACACTTGATCGGGTACGCAACGGACGCCTGCGCTTCGGAGATCGTTTTATCATGCCTTATTACGGCAAGGGCTCCGGACTCACCGGCCGCGACATCAACCGGCCGATCGGCACCATCACCACGCTTGATCGGTGGGCCTTGGTCCGAGGCGATGAGATGCGGATGCTCTCGGCGAATGAAGCCCTTGCCGCCATGTCGTTCCCGGCCGAACGAAGCGCCCGGACAACCATCGACAAACCATGCACATGGCTGGCAACGCGGTACCGCCGCTGGCTGGACAACGGATTATCGAAGCATTGCAAGCTGCTGCATGAAAACCAGTTCATTTACTCTTACCAAAAGCGTAACCAAGAGCTAAAGTGATTAGTGGAATAAACAAAGACCAGACGGACTTGATACTTTCCAAGTACGAAAAATCCTTGTAGCAAACGACTAGCGAAAAAAACAGAAGACTTAGAGCGGTGGCAATAGAAAAACTCCAAGTTATTGTCATCCAAACAATCGAATTTTTGGCATTCTCTCCAGTTCCCATTTTTTCGGTTAGTGTTCCAAGAGCTTCAGTCGGCTTTCCTGATGAGGCCGGTCCTGCTTTCGGCGGTTTTTTACCAATCCCTCCGGATGTAGTCTGAGCGGCATGAACTTCGGCTGGCTCGGTCATTACTTGGCGGGCCCCTTGAAGAAATTGAGCGACATCACGCGGCTATTTGATTCAACATTCAACGTTTGTACAAAGAATGAAATACTGAGATCACGGCCGTCGTGCTCCGCAAAATTCACTAGATCAAACATGCCCTCACCCATTGAGTTGGAAAAGTTCATCAACTCCAAAACCCATCGATTACCTTGTGCTGTTCCGATGTAGCGAATCTCACCAGTGCTGTCTTGCTTAAACACTATATCCATCGGAAGTCCAGCGTATGTAACTGTCACCATGTTGCTAGAAAGAATCATTGTGACGCTATGGACCAACTCCCAACCGGTGGGTGTAGTTACCTTCACTTCAGACATGCACAAATTCCTATAGAAAATTCGGGGGAAATATACCTCATCCGAAAGCCGGCCAGCAGCTTCGCATCTTCCAACTAGGCAACCTTAATGAAAATTACCCTCCACCGCCCGGGCATGACCCGGCATAGGACGCCCCATGCCCACAGAAAACATTCGTACGGTAGTGATCGAATCCCTGATCGGGATGATCTCCGCCGTAACAGCCATGACCCCGCCTGCGAACGAACCAATACCACCTTTCATTCAAGGGCCGATTGACCGGGCCGTTGACCGGATCAGCGCAGTGGTTGCGCCTGGTGACACTCGCTGCTGCCCGCGCCAGCCGCGTTTACTTGGCTGGGCCTATGACGGGCATCGCCGACTTCAACTACCCGGCCTTCAACGCCATGGCTGACCGGCTGCGCGCCGCGGGATACGAGGTAGAGAACCCGGCCGACCACGGCACCGTCGAGGGTGCGGTCTGGGCCGACTACATGGCCTATGACCTGACGCGACTTGGCCTATGCGGAATGATTGCGCTGCTGCCGGGCTGGGACTTGTCGCAGGGAGCCAGGCTGGAAGTGATGATCGCCGAACACCTCAGCATGCGGATCGTGAATGCCCATGATCTGGTAACGATGGAGATTGCAGGATGAGCGAATCACACAGCGCAAACCGGGCCCAGCGAAAAGCACTCGGCCTTGTTACGAGTGACAACAGTGGTGGCTACTTCGTCGTTGAGTGCCAAGGCTGCGGCGCGGTTTACCCAAGCTTCCAATGTGGCGGCGGGGGCCAGATCGCCGACACCGGTGACTACGACGATAGCTTCTGCCCGCACTGCGAGCAGGTCGACCCGGAAGAATGCGAGAACGTTGGCCTTGCCTGGAACACTCAGCAATTGAAGATCAACGCCCTGCATGAGCGTCTGAACGCCGCGGATCAGAGGAATGCGGAACTGACCGCGCAACAACCCGAGGCAGATGCCGAGCGCCTTATGGAAATCATCGAAAGATATCCAAACGGAGATCCGCTGCAATATAACGCCGCCGTGAAAGCCGTTCTGAAAAACTCGCAGTAACCCCCTCCCCCTTCAAAGTCAGCCGCTATTGCGGCAAGGACGAAGTCATGCCTGAAGAAACTGTCTTGATCCAGCCGCTGCCGGTTGAGCGCGATGTCGATGGCTGGTGGTCCCACCCCGACTATCTATCGGAGTACGACGACGAAATCACCGAAGCGCAGTTCCAAGAGTGGTGCCTGCGCCACCAGGTGGAAACCAAAATCACCTATATGGAAAGCGACGTTCCCGTCGATGTGTTCGATACCTACATGGATGACGGTCAGTGCGATTGCTCGGCGTGGGAAATCCAACACCCAGCCGAACCAGGCTGGTTCATCCTGTCGATTCATGACGCCGAGGACGGGCCGGTATGCATCTGGGGCCGGCGAGCAGTGCCAGTGCCGAAATTTCCAAGTGCGAAGGTGACGCCATGAGTCGTAGCGGATACAGCGATGATTGTGGCGGATGGGATCTGATCTGCTGGAGGGGCGCCGTAAAGTCGGCGTTGAATGGAAAGCGCGGCCAGTCGTTCCTGGTCGAACTGCGCGACGCAATGGATGCGATGCCTGATAAACGACTGGTGACGGACACTCTCGAAGCCGATGGGCAGTTCTGCACGTTGGGTGTCCTCGGTGCAAAGCGCGGTATCGACATGGCCTGCATCGACTCGCATTGCCGAGAAAGCGTATCGCAGGCTTTTGGAATCGCCGAGGCGATGGCCGCAGAAATTGTATTCGAGAACGACGAGCGCGACGGCGAGTACGAGCTGCAAGCCGACGGCGACTACAAGCTGATCCACGAAACTCCGGAGCGGCGCTGGCAGCGAATGCGCAAATGGGTCACTCCCACATCAAGCAGGTGACGCCATGATCGCCCTCGTCTGGTTCGCCTACGTGTACTGCTACAAGGGGCCGAAGTGATGACTCATCAACCGAAGGGCGGCATGTGTCGCACCTGTGTCCATGCCTACCGCAATTGCAGCCACCTTCCGTTCAACACTATGCCGGCGCTCGCCCGGGATGCTCAGACAGTGATCGTTCGCTGCACTGAATTCCAACGCCGTAAGTAACCACTCTCCCTCCCGGTGAACGGCGGCAACATCAGCCGCTTAGGTATGTACGCCCCACCAACTGCCGGAAAGCGCACAAACGTCACAGCTGACCGCATCGAATCGCACAACAGTTCGCCGATCTGGCAGCGAGAACCCAGGCCGAGATGGACATCTAATCCACCACCTTCTGCCACCACGTGCGGCATGGAGCATCTTTATGGAAACTGAAATTCTCTCGGACGAAGAGCTGGCGGATCTTACCGGCTACAAGGCCCGGGCCTACCAGCGTCGGTGGCTGATGGATCGCCAATGGGTGTTCATCGAAAGCCGAGGCAAGCGCCCGCTAGTTGGCCGGATGTACGCCCGCATGAAGCTGGGCATGCTTTCTCCAACCATCGTTGACCCCAACCCACCGCCAGCAGCTCCGGCATGGACGCCTGACTTCTCACGAGTGAACTGATATGCGACCCCGCAAGGCCGAAACACGCAATTTGCCGCCCCGGATGTATCAATGGACGCGGAAACGGAAAAGTGGAAAGGACTGGATTGCCTATTACTACCTAGATCTGACCGGCAAGGCGATCCCGCTGGGTAAGGACCTGGACCTGGCCAGGATCAAATGGGCAGAACTCGAAGCCAAAGAAAAGCCTCTCGATCTGCGCACCATGAAAGGCATCTTCGACAGATACATCCGCGACATCGTCTCAAAAAAAGCGCCACGTACCCAGAAAGACAACCTGTCGGAAATTAAGCAACTGCGGCCGATGTTCGATAGCGCTCCCATTGACTCGATCACGCCGGCCACGATTGCCGGGTACCGGGATGCACGAACGGCCAAGGTTCGGGCGAATCGTGAGATCGCCACCCTCTCCCACGTATTCAATATAGCCCGGGAATGGGGGCTGACGACCAAAGAGAATCCATGCCAGGGCGTGCGCAAAAACAAGGAAACTCCGCGGGACTACTACGCGAATGACGTGGTTTGGGATGCTGTTTACAAGAAGGCAGCTCAAGAGCTGAAAGACGCGATGGACCTGGCTTATCTGACCGGGCAACGGCCGGCCGATGTTCTGGTCATGAGGAAGGATGATGTCGAGGGGAAATATTTGGGCGTGCAGCAGAACAAGACACACAAAAAGCTACGTATCCAGATGACTGACGGCGACGAGGCGAACAGCTTGGGGCTGCTGATCGCGAAAATGGCCGAGCGCAATGCTCAGCACATTTGCAGCTACCTGATTGTGAGTACGCGCGGCAAGCGCATGACCGCCAAGATGCTTCGCGACCGGTGGGACAAGGCGCGTGTAAAGGCCAAGAAAGAGGCTGACGAGATTGGCGACACTCTGCTAGCCGAGAAAATCGGCGGCTTTCAGTTCCGTGACATCAGACCAAAAGCCGCGTCAGAAATCCTCGACGTCGGTGATGCGAGCCTGCTCTTGGGTCACACCAAGGGCGACATCACGGAACGCGTTTACCGTCGCATCGGCGCCATTGCAAAGCCGTCAAAATAGCCCAAAAACCCGTTACAAAACTCAAACTTGGCCCCTTGTAGAATGCGGTCTACAGAGGAGCCGAAAAACAAAAGTACTGTAACGAAAAAGGGCTACAGGCCACGGTTTTAGCGACTTTGAATATCGGTCTTGAAAACCGTCGACTGTAACAGGTCCATGAGTTCGAATCCCATCGCCTCCGCCATCTTATGTACGACAAAGCCCTGATTATTCAGGGCTTTTTCGTTTCTGGGGTTTGGCGACAATCTCGCCGCTGGGCATGTGTTCCATAACTATTATGGAAGTGTTCCATAACTAAGCAGCTGGCCCCCTCCTCCGGCGTCCCACCGATCGTTAAACATCCTTCATGTAACGCGATGCTACGCTTTCCTCAAAACCGAGGATTTTCGATGCCACATTCAGACCTTCTCCCCTCCCTGCTGTACAAAATCAACGAAAACCAGCTGGCCCTCGAAGCCGCCATCATGGAGCTTTCCAACTGGGTCGAGGCTCGTGGCTCGGCTGACGTCGCCGACAATGTGCGTGGTGCCTTGGACACCATCGACAAGAACGAGGAATTCATCAAGCTTACGCTCGCGGTCCTGATGGCACCGGAGTGA